TACATCAAAGTTAATGTATTGGTGGGGATGTCCTGGAAATGATGAGTTTTGTCAGCATATTACTTTTTTCGGTGTTGATAGACTCACTATTACATTTATACGAAAAATTAAATCAATATAATACCCACACCACCCAGGTTTAAAGGAAAGGAGAGATTATGAAGAATTATAGAGTATACATTATAAGAACATATAAAGGTAAAGAAAAAGAGTTTTGTTTTACTACTCGTGGAACCTCTGAAGAAGATGTCTATGAATATTTAGAAAAAGAATTTATTCCTGATATGGCAAAAGGTAGAACATCTTTATGTCTTTCTCTTCCAGGAGCAGTTTATAAAATAGATAAAATTTCCATTCCTATGGAACAAAAATGAAACCCACCACCCAGGTTTAAGGGTAAGGAGAGAGCTATGAAGACAAGAATGACCGAACTTGAAAAAATAGAAAGTGATAATAGATTGTATTTTCTATTTTTCGTATATATTCCAAAACAAGAAAAACAGTCGCCGGAAACCGACATAGAGCGGGACCGGAGATTTTCATAATAATTTGTAAGGAGAGAATCATGAAATATGCTAAATGTGAAGAATGTGGAGAAGTAGCTCCTATGGGAAATGATAAAAAAATATGTGAACCATGTGAAGAAATGTACGAAGAAATAGAACTGTTCAAGGAAAAGGGAGTTAATTATATATTGGAATACGGTCCTAATAGTTTTTAATATAATAAGATATTACCCAGCGCCCAGGGTAGGGTAGAGGAGAGTGAAGCATGGAAGCTTATAACTTAGATATAACAGAAAAAGAAATTAAACGATTACTTAAAACTGGGTCCGTAAGATTATCTGATATTGCAATTATAGGTTGTGATGATTGCGGAAACGATTCAAAATTTGAGATCTATCTCAATATAGATAGGGAAGAAACACCCACCACCCAGGGTCAAGGGCAGAGGAGAGGAGAGATAAAGCATGAAATACAAATATAAATCGATCAATAATTTCCCATACCCCAATTTCATTCAATGTACTCATATTTCATCAGGAATTACCGGAGATGGGAAAGATAAAAAAGAAGCTTTAGATATGTGTAGGAAAAATATTGTATTATTTGAATACGAAAAAATGCAGGAAATACGAGAATCAGAAGGAGAGGGAGAATCAGAATAGTCAGAGCGGTTCGCCGGGGTTTAATTCCCCGGCTGGCTGTATTACCCAGCGCCCAGGGTTAAGGGTAAGGAGAGTGAGTATGAGAGAACTAACAAAAGAGCAATTTTTAGTTCGAGCAGAAAATATTTGTATTACGATAGGGAGAGAAACCGGAAAATACTTTTATGTTGAAAAAGTAAATTCCGGACCTAATTATGATATTTTTTGCGGGCAAACACATATCATGCAAAGTGATGATTTTTTATTTATTCTTGGATTTTTACAGGGTGTATTATATGCTTTTCGTGATGAAGAAACACCCACCACCCAGGGTTAAGGGCAAGGAGAGTAAAGGCTGAAATGATAAATAAAACATATACAATATGGTGCGATAATTGTTCAGAATGGACAGAAGACATGACAGGACATAATATGATTGAAACAATAAAAAACGCAAAGAAAAAAGGCTGGATAAGAAAAAAAAATAAAGATTTATGCCCTAAATGTGCAAATAAAATAACACCCGGCACCCAGGGTTAAGGGTAGAGGAGAGATAAAGCATGAAAATTATAAATGAATTCTGGTATACAGTTTGTGATTATTTTGGGGAATTAAATATTTGCGAAATATTTGAAATTGAAGATTTCAAGACATCCGTGGAAACTTTCATGAAAATTGAAACCGTAGAAATTCCCTTGGGGAAAAAGAAAAGTCAAGTTTATAATTGTGTTAACATAAGAAGTGGAAAATTGCACTATTTCCACGACGATAAGAAATTATTCAGATGTAAAAATGCTATAATTAATTTAAGACCTGAATTTGGAGAAAAAGGCTATGGCCATTAAAACATAATACCCAGCGCCCAGGGTTAAGGGTAAGGAGAATAAGTAATGATATGTGAAACATGTGGGGGAGAAAAAGGCGATGCAAAATTCCGTGGTGATGACTATGGAATTCTATGCAACTATTGCTATGAAGAGCAGTATGATACTGTGCATCTCGACGAAGACGAAGAATCAGAAGAGTCAGCACGGTCCACTGGGGTTTAATTCCCCGGCTGGTTGTATTACTACCTAGCGCCCAGGGTTAAGGGAAAATAGAATGACCGGAGGAGAGAAAAAGAATATGATAAACATAAAAGAAATACTGTATGAAACCGCAAGACAGGCACATATAGGGACAAGTTTTGATCCTGAAAAAAGAGCTGGTTCAATTATCGAATCTTATCAATTAGATTGTAATAACAGTATCCAGGCAGTGAAAGATGCGGGATTATACAATGAAGAAAATAAAGAAATAATCCAGGGATGCTTCGACTATTATCATAAGATATATATTGAATGGTTAAATAAAAAGTCAAGGTGTATGTCTACTATGATTACCGGATCTGCTAATTTTCCAGTAAGAAGCAATCAAAAAAAATTAGATTCAGAGCATAAAGCCCTTGAACTTCTCTGTAATTATTCTATTATCGGAGAAATAAGGAAGAGAATAAATAGGATAAAGAAAAAAGAAATTATTCAGGACCGGGTTGAAAGCGGTGATTTTTCTATTCATATCATTGATCAAAAACCAGGAATAAAAATTGTTAATAATACAGCCCTGGAAAGAGTCCAAATATTTTTTGATGAAAAACCAGATGAGGATATGAGGAATAAATTGAAACAACATGCCTTCTGGTGGACTCCAAGTTTAGGAACTTGGCAAAGAAAAAATACATCTAATGGCATATGGGCTGCAAAAAGTATTTTTAAAGATATTAAATAAATTATTTTAAAGGAGAAAGGAAAATATTATGGAACCAATAACCAAACAACAAGCAGTATTTTATTTTTGTGAGGGGTGTGAAAAAAGTCCTTATATAGGCCCAGATGGTTTTTATTGCGAATATAAAAAAGAAGGAGAAATATGCGATATGTTAAAAGACTTTTTATATTCGCAAATTGGGCAAGGAAATATAAAACCCCCTGAGTACAGATGGAAGTTAAAATCTGAAAAAGACATAAAAAAAATTTTAAAAAAGTCTGGGTATGATTCAGATTCTGAAGGAAATTATTATCATGAAATTTTTCCTCCTTTTCTGATTTTTATGTGGAAAGGATGTGGAAAATATATTTCAAATAATACAGAGTCTTATCACCCGGATTGGGTAGAAAAAGAAGAAATATAAAAGAGTTTCCAGATCTTTTCTAAAACTGGAATTTCAATCCTTATTTTGCCGAGAGTTATTCTCAGCTCCTGGCTTTTATTTTTTTATTTTTTCCTTTACTTTTAAAGGAGAGTAGTATATAGTTTAATTGTCTGATTGCGGAAACAATCACTACAATCCTTGGCAAGGATATCTTAGGATATTTACTGGTGCAAAAGATTAACCTTGCCTAATCTTGAACCTTTCCGGGTGTGCCAGTAAATATCCTTTTTTATTGGGGTTTTTATGGAAATAGAAAAAATAAGAGAACAGTCAAAAAAAATTAGTAAAAAAATGGTTTCTGGAATTTATTTTTTATTATATAAAGATGTAGTTGTTTATGTAGGTAAAAGTGTAAATATGATGTCCAGGATAAATTTTCATGTTTCAGAGGGTAAAAAAATATTTGATTCTTATACTTTTTTATCAATAGAAGATCAAAACTTATTAAATGAAGAAGAAGCTAAATATATATTTAAATATACCCCAAAGTATAACCAAACAATAGACGACTCTAATTATAAATATATAACCAAGATAAAAAATAAAACTCAAAATAAGAAAATTAAAATAAATGCTGTTATTATTGGAAATAAATTATATGTAAAGAAAGGAATAATATAAATGAGAAGTATTAGAAAACAACCTTTTTGTTGGCAAGAAAAAAAAATTTTAAGACTATTAAGAAGAAACTTCAAAAAATTAGAATTATCCAAATTAAGGAATTTATATCTCACTATATCAGAAATGGATAGTGATTTTAATGGAAAAGACATTAAATATTATACAAATTCCATTTCCACATATTCCGGATTATCTAAAGAATGGATTCCATCAGGATTAAAAATATTAGAAAAATTACAGATGATTGAAATAATAGAGGAAAAGGAAAAAGGAAAATTTAAAGGTAAAAAACTTGTTTTTACTCCTGATAATGTTATAGAAATGTCTGTAAAAACCGTTCCCGGTAAAACCTTTAACGGTAAAACCGTTATCGAAAAAACTAAACCATTAGAAGATATTCTTTTATTAGAAAATAGTAATTATAAAGAAGATAAAGAAGAAGCCTTTTCAAAAGAAAAGGAAAATTCCTCATCTATTAAAAATATAAGTATCTCTATAAAAAAAATATTAAGTATAGTAAAGGAAAAGGGAAACTTTTCAACCCTCCTCCCGATCGGGACCAAACTACCATCAGCCACGGTCCTCAAATCCGTTCAGTTCATAGAGTGTTTACAATCCGGGTTTATAGAGAGGGAATATGTATTGGACCATGAATGGTTATCTAAGAACAAAATAAACTTAACTGAGTTAAATGGGGATATTCTTACGGGAAAATTAGAATCCTGTTTAGTCAAAGCAGCCACCCGGTTTGGGAAGATGAGGAAAGAGGGGAATTGGCCATATGATAAATCTAAAATGACAAAGAGTATAGAGGATTGGTTGTATAATCCAAGGACAAAAAAATCATGGTTTCTATACTGTTTATTTAATCACCCTAAAAGTATAAATTATCGTTTTAAGAAAGAAGAAGATAAAGATGTGGAAGAAATAGATTTTTCAGAAGAGACTATGGATCTTTTTATTTCTCGAAAAATGTTAAAAAAAGAATGGACTAATTTAAATTTATTTTGGAAAAAAGCTATTGAAATTGAAAATTGGTATGAGAAAATAAAAGAAGGTTATAATATATATCATATTTATGAATCTGGGGATTGGAATGGAGTTTGTGGGAATATTAAAAAGTTTTTGGATAAATATAAAGAGTTTATTGATACCTGGGAAACTTGGAATATTGGGAATTTCGGATTGAATAACGCTACTTGGAAGAAATTTATAATTTATATGAGAGAAAAGTATAATATTATTTTAGATATTAGTGATAGAAGTTTACAAAAAGCTTTAGAATATCATAAAAGGGAGTCTGGAAAATGAAAGAAGATAACTACGAAAAAGAAATAGAGGAATTAAAACTTTTTATCATATCTTATTTTAAAAAGTTTCATAAAGTCCCTTCTATGTCTTTGGTAACTGATAAATTTAAGTATGGGAAGGATAAAGCTTTTTTGTATTACCGGACCCTTCAGGAGCGGGGATTTTTAAAACGGAATTATGCTAATTACCAGGTAGAGGAAAAGAAGTTGGAAATTCCGGTTATTCCGGAGGAGGAGAAGAAAGAGGAAAAAGAGATTTCTTTTATATCTCCTTTTATAATTTTTTTAATCAGAATTTGTATGGGAATTATAGGAATAGGAGCATCTGTTTTGAGTATATATTATACCGGGATTTGGTTGAATGAAACTCTTCCGGTAATTTTAGCTTTTTCCTTAAGTACCTTTATTATTTTATGGTTGGTGGTGATAGTTTTTTCTATGACTTCTACTGTGGCTGGTCAATATAATCAGAGGATAAAAAATGAGAATGAAAATAAAAGTAATAATTTTGAAGTAATTAAGAAAAAAAGTGAATCTGAAATCTATAATAAAGAAGAGAGGGGTTTGGAAAAAAGAATAATTAGGAAGGAAGAGACTTTGGAAGCAGCTAATGATATTTTAAATTCTTTTGATATGGAAAAAAAAGAGGAATTTATAAAAGAGTATAATGATGCTTATAAGAAGATGAAAATAGAGGAAAAAGAATTAAATTCTTTGTATAAATTATTAGATGAAAAAAGAAAGGAAATAAAAAAATTTAATTCTCAGGAAGTAACGGAAGTGGGAATGTCGGAGGAAACAGAAATCCAAAGCGCTTCTTTTTATGTTTGGGTTTCTACTATATTGAAAATAGAACCTGTTTTTATTCAGTTTTGGTTGTCGACTTTCCCAGCTATTTTTATAGATATCATTGCTTCTTTGGGTTTAGCAGTGAGTATGTTTTTGAAAAAGGAAGGAAAAAAGAATGTGTGACTATAGTTTAGATTATTTTGAGAAAAGAGAGATAAAAGAAGCTTTGAAGGATAAGGTTCGGGAAATCTTAAAAAAAAGAAATAGATGGGGTTGGAATTTAGATATCGGGGAAGAACTTTATAATTTTATAGAAAAAGAAATAATTGAAAAAATTGTAAATAAACAGGAAGCTATATTTGAAAAAAACATATCTGAATTGAGAAAAGATTATGAGGAAGAGATTAATGAATTGCATACAGATCATAATGATAAGATATGGGAATTAAAAAATAAAATTGATGAATTGACTATAGAAAATAAAGAATTAAAAAATAGAATTAATTAACCATTTGAAGGGGAGGAATTATATGATTGAAAACAATTGGGAGGAGAAAAGAAATAATGACATGTGATTCTGAAAGCAAATTGAAAATAGATAAGAAAAGCCCTTTGGGATATTATTTGGATGATTTTATTTCTGGGGATGATGACAAAACTTTATTTACAGGTAGTAGGGCATTTGGTCTTCCTACTATTAACACTACTGATTATGATTTAGTAATAACTTATACTTATTGGGATAAAATAAAAGAAGGGCATTATTCAAAAATATATTTTGATAGAGGTTATGGAGAGGAATTTAATAATTCTAATTGGCTATTTAATTCCATTCATTTGTTATATGAAGATAAGGATTTTAATTTGATTGTGACCGATAATCAGGAATTTTTATGTTGGAGATTTGCCACAAATATTTTTTTAGATTTATTAAAAAGAAACGGAAAATTTAAAAAAATGATCGAATCAAAAGAGAGTAGAGTAATTGTATTTGAGTCTTTAAAAAAAGCATATAGATATTTTTATTGCGGTACATTTGAAGGAGGTATACCATTTTGATCAAAAGAATTGAAATAAACAATTATCAATCACATAAATATTCTGAATTGATATTACATCCGGGGATTAACACATTGATAGGTAGTTCAGATAATGGAAAAACAGCGATACTCCGGGCATTATTGTGGGGAATTACGAACAGGCCAATGGGGATTTCATTTGTATCTCATTGGAATGCAGAGGAGAAAACCGGAGAACCAATTGATTTTACTTCTGTGTTAATTGAAACAGATAAATGTATAGTGGAAAGAAGGAGGAAAAAGGGAGAGAAAAAAGAACCTGGAATAAATGGATATTCTATAAATGGAAAAGAATTATCCGCAATTGGAACAGATGTGCCGGAAGAGGTTGTTAATGCTTTAAACATTACAGAGGTGAATATTCAAAAACAAATGGATTCTCCTTTTCTGTTGTCTTCCTCCTCCGGGGAGGTAGCAAGGTTTTTGAATAAAACTATTCGGTTGGATGTTATAGATAAGATTCTTTCTTTAGTTGAAAGTAAAAAAAGGAAGTCCAAAGTTGATTTGATTGCTACGGAAAAATTGATAGAAGAATTGGATGAAAGTTTATTAAAATTGGATTGGATAGAAGAAGCTTCAAAATATATTACCAAAGCCGAGAGAATAGAAAAAATGAAAGGGGAGCAGGAAGAAAATTGTTTATATCTATCGGGAAATATAGAAATATACAAAGACCAGGAAGAGATATTAAATTTTATTGATTTGGAAAAAGTTCAAAATGTAATGGGTAAATGGGAAAAAGTAAATATTAAACTATCTTCCCTTTCTCCAGTTTATGAAAATATTAAAGAGGAAATGGAAAAGTATTTTGATTGCGTTGATATTATTAAAAAAGTGGGTTTGGAAAAAGGGTTTGAATATTTGAAGGAATATGAAAAATTAAATCAGAAGTATTCTAATTTGGGAGCGGATTTATCTTTTTTAGAGGAGAGTATTGAAAAACATTCTATTTCTTCAGATATTATAAAAAAAGAGGATTTAACAGTAATTCAAGAAACTTTATCCGGGTTTAAAATACTTCTAAAAGAGAAACAGGAAAAAGAGGATATTTATGAAGATGTGTTAGAGGATATTGAATATTATATTGATTATAAAGAAAAAATAGAAAAGATAGGGGAAGAGATAAAAGAATTGGAGTCTCAATTTCCGGATGTATGCCCGTTATGCGGGGAAAGAAAGAGGGGAAAATAATGAAAGATTATATTAAAATAATAGCTTATAATAATTTAACTAAAAAAAAGAAGATTCTTTTTTGTTGGTCTGATGAGTTTATTGATTTTTGCGAGAAAAATTATTATCCTTTAGTAAGTAGACTTAAAGAAGCTTTTGATAATATAGATCAAGAGGAATTAAAAAACAAATTAAATGAAGTTGCTTCAAAGGAGGTAAAATAATGAAATTATTAATTTCTGCCGATTGGCATTTGACGGAAGAAAAACCCAGGTGCCGCCTGGATGAAAATTGGATAGAAACCCAAAAGGAAATTATATTTTGGTTATACGCTTTGGCAGAAAAAGAAAAAGCTCATGTGGTTGTTGTAGGGGATTGGGCAGATAAATCAATTATCTCACCAGTGTTAATAAATTATTTTTTATTTATTTCTAATTCTGGACGGATGAGTACCTATATTTTAGGGGGAAATCATGATTTTCCTTATCATAATTTTGAAAATAAAGATAGGTCTTCTTTCGGAACTCTTTGGGCATTGACTAAAAACGGTTCCAAATTTATTCGTAGTTTTTCAGAAATTGGAATGGCTGGGCATTGGAATAAAGAACCTGAAGGATCTAATGAGGAAATAGTTGGTATTCATATTTTAGCATATAAAAAAACCATTCCCTCATATATAAGAGGAGCGGTCACAGCCCAGGATTTAAAGGACAGATTTCCTAAAGCAAAATATATTTTTACTGGGGATAATCATTCAAGTTGGACAAAGGAAATAGATGGGACTTTGATATTGAATCCGGGTTGTTTAATTCGGCAAACTTCTGATAAAATTAATTATCAACCTGTGGTTTATATTGTAGATACAGAAACCGGGGAATTTGAAACCATAGATGTCCCGGATAAAATGGAAATGGTAACTGATGAATATATTACTGTTGAAAATGAGAGAAATGATAGGATAGATGCTTTTGTGGAATCTGTGAAAAGCGGAGAAAAAATCAGTTTGAATTTTATTGAGAATTTGGAAAGAGAAATGAAACTAAATAAAGAGGAGCTTGGTCCCTCTTATTCAACAATTGAAACATTATTAGAGGAGATAAAATAATGAGTAAAACAATGACATTAGAGAGATATGAAGAAATCAAAGAAAAAGTGGAAGCTTTGAAAATCAAAAAAACCAAAGCAGAAACAACCATAGAATCTATCCAGGATAGATGGAAAAAGGATTTTGGATTCACATCTGTAGAAGAAGCGGAGAAGAAAAAAGAAGAGATAAAAAAAGAAATAGATCAATGTGAAACACGTCTGATTTCCTTGTCAGAGAAAATTGAAGGGTTAACTGATTGGGATGAAGTGTAATGGAAATTAAAGAATATTCTAAAAAATTGGAGCAATCTATAGGAATTAGAAAATCTATTTTGTCCCAATTAGATTTTAAAAAAGCATTAAAAAATAAATTGGAACAATTTAAGGTTGATTATGAAATAGCTCAAGTATTTATTCAAAGAGTAGCAAAGGATACTCAGCAGAATTTAAAATTTCATATAGAGGATATTGTTCAATTGGCAATAGACTCTTGTTTTCCTGGAGAATATGTTTTTCAGGTTAATTTTGAAATTAAAAGAGGACAAACAGAAGCGTCTTTAGTTTTTATGAAAAATGGAATTCCTGTGGATCCTGTTGATGCATCTGGGGGAGGAGTTGTGGACTTGGCTGCTTTTGCTTTACGGATTGCGGTTTGGAGTTTGGGGAAAACTGATAGAGTTATAATATTGGATGAGCCATTCCGGTTTCTATCTCGGAATTTACATCATTCAGCCGGGGAAATTTTGAAGAAATTAAGTGAGAAATTGGAGCTTCAAATAATTATGGTGACTCATAATCAGGAAATGGAAGATGTTTCAGATAAGGTTTTTATCGTAAAGAAAGAAGGGCTGGTTTCAATGGTAAAAGAAATGGAAAATAAATAAAAAAGTACTTTACTTTTATATAAAAAAGTAGTAACTTAGTATTAGAGGTTAAGAGAAAAACCTTATAAACTTTTTACGGAGGATTAAAATTATGAGCAATATTAAAATGAGTGAGTCAGAACAAAAAAAGAAAATTAGAAGTACTTGGCAGGAATATTCAAAAACAGCCATTACAATTGATCTTCCTAATCATGACACGTCTATAATTTATGCTTATGGGAGTGAAATTGCCTGTTTACGTTTATATAAAAGATTTAATTCAGTAAAAAACATTAATAAAATAGATGTTAAATATAGCGGTAATTTAGATTCATGGTATTTTAGACTTGAGAATGACTAACCATAAACAGGCACCCCTTCCCATAGCGGGTAGGGGAATTTTATAAATTAATAGCCGGGAGGATTAATTATGACAAAAGAAGAATATAACGAAGAAATGAAGAAGATTGATAATGTTATGAATAATATGAGAAATCAGGTAAGGAAGCATTATGCTTTTGCTAATAATCCTTATAAAGTAGGACAGATCATAGAGGACCATTATCAAAGAATTTTAATTGAAAAAATAGAAATGAATTATTGTATTCTTGCATTACCATACCCGGAATGTAAATATTGGGGTTTAAAGTTAACAAAACAAAATAGATCATTTAAAAATAGTGAAAAAAATTGGATATTTCAGAGTGATATTAAAAGAATTATAGAAGAGGAAGGAAGTAAAAATTATGTTTAGACTGATTAAAGGAAATATTAAAGAGGAATTAAAAGAAGGAGAGGAATGTAATTATTTAATTCCAAATGAGAAATACACTATATTTGGATTCACAGAATGGGGGTTTCCTTATCATAGACATATAAGGTTTTTGAAATTGAGTATAGGATCTTATGCCCAATATTCGGAATGTATCAATATTTGTTTTCAATTGAAAAGTAAAAGAAAACCAACAGGATTAAGGATTTACGGCAATAAAAAATTGTATATTACTAAAGGATGGATAGAAGTGAATACTGTTATGCTGCGCAATGATGGTCCAGAATCCCGGTTATGTTTTGATGAATTATACATGAAGGATGCTATTGAAAGTGTAAAACAAGATATACTGGAGGTGGGTATTAAATGAAACAAATAGAAAAACATAAACATTTAAAACTTAAAAAGAAAAGCTATAGAATCGATACTATAATCACTCAGGAAAATATTGAGGGGTGTATATATATTTCTTGTAAAGAATTACAGGAAGCAAAAATTTGTTATTGGTTGGAAAAATTAGATAAAAAATATATTTCTTATCGTTGTAAAGGAAAGAACAAACAACCAATATCCCAACCACACAGGGACCGCCCAAAGTGGTGTCCTTTATTAAAATTGAAATAATAAATTATTAAAAGGAGAGTAAAGTATGAATAATAAATTATTTGTAAAGGAATTGAAAAAACAAATTGGCAGACGTTATGCCTTGGGGGGAGGTCAAATGAAAACTTATCAGGGATTAAACAACCTGGATAAGAATGGAAATTGGGTGGGTTTTGATTGTTGCGGTGGTATTATGTATGCCCTAAAGCAAGTTACAGGAATAAATCTTATTCCTCGTAATGTACCAGGGATGATGGCAGCTCCCTGGCTTTTATCAATGAGCGAATCGTCGCTTCAAATGGGTGATCTAATTTTCGTTGACATTCCCGCAAAAGATGTTAATGGGGATGTGATGTATGATTTAGATGGGTATCCAGTTTATGGAGTATGGAATCATGTTATGACATTTGTGGGGAAAGATATTTATTCAAAAAAGGAAAATAATATTATAACTACGGAAGGTTCAGGTGGAGATTTCCGGTTTAATCCCAAATCCAAAACAACAACCAGATATTGGAACTTGGAATCATTTGAAAAAGTTTCAGGTCGTATTTTTCAAGATGTTACTCGGTATAAATATTTTAGAATAAATTGGAAAGTGTTTGAGGAATTAAAAGTAAATAAATAAGAGGAGAATAAATTATGAAAAAGTGTCCTGGTTGCGGTACAGATAATTTGGAAATGTTCGGGGATGACCAAACATTAAAATGTACTTTTTGCGGGATTGTTATTGAAGTGGATGAGTTAGGGGAGGAGGATGATTGGGATTTAGGATATGATGAGGAGGAGTAAATGAAGAACCTTTATGAAAAATACAAAAACATGGTGTACAAAGCATCCCATATAGCCTCCCAAAAATACAGGATAGAGTATGAGGAAGCTGAAGCCCAAGCATTTTATCTATTTGTAAAGGCCGTGAATAAATGGGAAAAAGAAAAATCCAGTTTTTCAACTTATCTATTTTTGACTTTAAAGGATTTACATAAATATTGTTTAAAAAATAATCTTTTAGATAATTGGGACGATAGGCAATTTGATAATTTACCTTCCGATATAACAGATAGATTTATTAAAACTTTAGAATTTTACGATTCTGCTACAACAGAGTTATCGGAGGAAGCTCAAAATATTCTTGGATTTATTTTGAGTTATGGGGGGAAGAAAAAACCCACTGTACATGGGGCTTATAGATATTTTCACGGTCTCTATAATTGGAGTATTGGGAAAGTAAATAAATTCTGGAAGGAAGTAGAGATTTGGTGGTTGTCTTATGAGTTTTGATGCTCTGTCATTTGTGAAAGATTATAAAATTATATATTGGGTAGAAGGTCCGAATACGCAACCCGGATGGGTTAACATTCGTTGTCCTTTTTGCTCAGATTCTTCTAATCACGGAGGTTTTAATATTTCCAAAGCTTATTATAATTGTTGGAAATGTGGACCCAAAAGATTAGAAATAATCATAAAAAATCTTTTAGGGGTAAATTATTATAAAGCATCAGAAATAGTAAAAGAGTATTCAGGAAGAAATCGTGTTTTGAATATTTTAAACAAAAAAGAAAAGAAAGAAGTTTTAAAAGTAGATCTTCCAGGGGAGAAATTAAAAAATCCTCATAGAAAGTATTTAAAAAATAAAAATTATGATTCTGATTTTTTAATGAAAAAGTATAATCTTTTAGGAACTAATTTTGTAGGGGAATGGAAGTATAGAATTATTATTCCTATCTATTTCAACAATAGGTTAGTTTCTTTTCAAGGCAGGGATTATACGAATAAAGCAAAGTTGAGATATAAAACTTTAAAAGATGATTTGAGTATCATTTCCCCCAAACAGATATTTTATAATTTGGATAATTGCCGGGGGGGAAGAATAGCTGTAATGGAGGGTGCTCCTGATGTATGGAGGTTTGGGGATAATTTTATTGCGACTTTAGGAACGGGTATGACAGATTATCAAATTAAAATTTTATCCAAATATAACACTGTGTTTTTTATATTTGATCCCGGAAAAGAAGCCCAGGAAAGAGCGGAGAATTATGCCCGATCTGTGAGTGCCTTTGGGATTTTTACGGAGATAATTGATTTGGGAGGGGAAAAAGATCCAGGAGAAAGATCGGAGGAAGAGGTGAAATATATAAGAAAGGAATTAAAATTATGACAACCAAAAAGGTTTATTTGGAAAATGATGTATTGGTAGTACGGTTTTTTTCTAAAAGTCAAGAAAAGTGGAGAGAGATTCTCAAAGAGGTCCAAGATCTTCCTCTTCCGGATAGGGAATTTAACCCAATAAAAAAATATTGGGAAGTATTACCTTTAAAATCAAATTTGGATTATTTATTTCAGAAGGGTTTTGTTTTTGATGAAGATGTTACTTTTCTTTATGAAAAATTGAAAAAAGGAGATAATCCAGAGCAGAAAATTATTATAGATGAAGAATCCTTGTCAGGATTTTATCCTTTTCAGAAAGAGGGGGTGAGATTTATAGAAATTAAAAATGGGAGTGCTTTAATTGGTGATGAAATGGGATTGGGAAAAACAATACAGGCTTTGGGATATTTGAAAATCCATCCTGAATTGAGGCCTGTGATAATTGTTTGTCCGGCTTCATTAAAATTGAATTGGCAAAAGGAAATTAAAAAATGGTTAGGAGAAGATTCAGAGGTTTTGTTTGGAAGAAAAACGGATTGTTTTAATCATTCTTCCTTTTCTATTTATATTATTAATTATGATATTTTAGGGAAAGGGGAAATAAAAAAAGTAAAAAATAAAAAAGGGGTAATAAAAACCAAGAGGATTTTATTGGAAGAGGGTTGGTGGAACACTTTACGGAAAATTAAATCAAAAATAGTTATAGCAGATGAGATTCATCATATTTCTAATTCAACAGCTTTTAAAACCAAAGCTTTTAAAAAGTTAGCTGTTTCTATAAAAAATAAAATATTTTTGTCAGGAACTCCTATTAAAAATAGGCCAAAAGAGTTTTTTACTGCTTTAAAACTTCTGAACAAAACATTATTTTCTAATGAATGGAAATATAAAATGAGATATTGTGACCCTAAACGTAATGGATTTGGTTGGGAATTTAATGGGGCAACAAACATAGAGGAGTTAAGGGAGAAAGTTCAAAGCGTGATGATAAGAAGGTTTAAAAAAGACGTTCTTCTGGACCTTCCTAAAAAGACAAAAATAATAGTTTCCTTGGAATGTTCTTCTTCCGGGATGAAAGTTTATAATAAAGCTTCAGAAGAGTTTTTGGAGTGGAGTAAAGAAAAAAGAAAAAAATTAGATGTAAAAAATAAAATAAGTTATTTGAAACAATTAGCATATATTGCCAAGAGAGATTCAGTGATTGATTGGATAAAAGAATATCTATCTATTGAAAATAAATTGGTTGTGTTTGCATATCATAGAAAGGTAATAGAGGATTTAAAAAGTTCTTTCTCGGATAGTGTAGTTGTAGATGGAAGTGTCTCAATGATAAATAGAGATAAAGCTGTGGATAAATTTCAGAATGGGAAAGTGCCATTATTTATCGGACAGATAAGGGCAGCCGGGGAGGGATTAACTTTGACTGTAGCTTCAGCAACAGTTACTATAGAATTTGATTGGAATCCTGGAACTCATGATCAAGCAGAGGACAGGGTACATAGGATAGGACAAGAAGCGGATGCGGTTTTTGCTTATTATCTTGTTGGAAATGGAACGATTGATGTTTCTATAGCAGAAATGATTCAAGAAAAGAATAATGTTTTAAGTAGTTTTTTAGACGGGGAAGAAAAGGATTTTTTTGATTCTTCCATATTAAAAAAACTGATAAAAGTATAAGGTAAAGAATGATAAGTGAAACTTATTTTATTGATTGCATGATTCATATGAAGGGTTGTAGAGATAACACATATGGGTTAGGAATTTGTGACCCATGGTATGGGTTAAGAATGAATCAACAGTTAACTGGTTTTGCAAAAAAAAGATTTAATAGTTGGATTCCAGAAAATGATAATCCTCCTGGACCGTATTATTTTAAAGAGGTTCAAAGAGTATGTAAAGAGGTAATTATTTGGGGAGGTAATTATTTTCTGGATTATTTGGGAAAATGCGTTGCTCCCCGAATTTGGCATAAAAAAACCGGAAGAAATTATTTTGCTGATGGGGAAATGGCTTGGACTTCTTTTAAAAAAGGAGCTATGAGAATTTTTTCTCATCAATGGTGTGGAGCTTTTAAGGATTCTGAACGTGGGGAAAAGATATTACATAGTTGTCAAAAACCAGTAGCATTATATTATTGGCTTTTAAAATTAGATGCAAAACCGGGACAAATTATTTTTGATCCTGGAGTAGGATCTGGGTCTTTGAGAATAGCTTGTTGGGATTTGGGGTTTGATTTTGTAGGTTGTGAAATAGAAAAAATTCCTTTTGATTTTCAAGAGGATAGATTTCAAAGACATTTGATAAAACAGGGTAGGGAAAGAGTATCTTATAATGAAATATGGGAACTGGAATCATGAAAAGGGGAAGATGAAAAGATGGTGAGTGAAGTATACTATGTTGACAATATGGAGTATATGTCGACGCTACCGGATAAGTTTTTTGATTTGGCACCGGTTGATCCTCCGTATGGTATTGGAATGGGAGGTGGTATAACGGGAGAATTAAAAACCAATTTTAGTGGTAGCAAAAAAACAATAATAGAAAAACAATATTATATGTCTAATTTTGATGACTCAAAAATACCAGATAAAAAGTACTTTGACGAACTCTTTAGAATTTCAAAAAATCAAATAATATGGGGTGGAAATTATTTTCTTGAATATTTAAAGAACACATCTTGTTTCATAGTATGGGACAAAGACAACGGAAATAGCGATCAGGCAGATTGTGAACTTGCATGGACTTCTTTTGAAACAGCTACGAGAAAATTAAAATATAGATGGCATGGTTTGTTACAAGAAAACATGAAAAATAAAGAAAAACGAATTCACCCCACGCAAAAACCCATAGCCCTCTACAAATGGCTATTGCAAAACTACGCTCAACCCGGATGGAAAATATTTGATTCTCACGTTGGATCTGGATCATCGAGGATAGCCTGTTATGATATGGGGTTTGATTTCATCGGTTGTGAAAATGACCCGGACTACTGGCAAGCCCAAGAGGATAGATTTAAAAGACATTTATTGAAACAAGGAAAAAAAAGAGTATCTTATAATGAAATATGGGAACTGGAATCATGAAAAGAAAAAGAATAGATTTATTTCAGGAACGTCAAATCATTACCTATATGATTATAAACTCCGATTTCTTAAGAAGGATTGTTCCAGTAGTAAAGCCTAAATATTTTGAATCCATTTATGGAAGATTAGTGAGTGAATGGGTAATAGAATATTTTAATGAATTTAAAGAAGCTCCTGAAAAACATATCCAGGATATTTATAACAGAAAAAGTAAATTTATAAGAGAAGAAGAGGAAGTGGAAATTGTAAAAGAGTTTTTACTTCAATTATCAAAGGATTGGGAAAAACAAAAGAAAATCCAGAATATAGATTTTGTGATAAAAAATTCAATTCATTTCTTGAAAATACGATCTATATTTTTATTAAAAAATAAATTGGAAAGCGCTTTGCTGGATTCCGATCCTTTAGGAGCCGAATCAGAGATTGCTAATTTTTCCCGTGTAGAATCCAGTGCCACAGAGGGAATATCTATACTAAAGGATGATAGAAAAATATGCGCTGCTTTTCTATCGGAAGAAGAATATATGTTTTCGTTCCCTGGAGTATTGGGAGAAATAATTGGCCCATTTATGAGAGGGGATTTGGCGGCATTTTTGGCATTTGCTAAGAGAGGGAAAACCTGGTGGCAATGGTATGTAGGTCAATTAGCTATGTATTTTGGTTTTAAGGTAGTTTTTTTTACTCTCGAAATGACTGAAAATCAGATAATAAGAAGGGGATGGATTTCATTAACAGCTCAATCTAGAAAATCTATGGAATTGAATATCCCATATTTTTCAAAAATAGACGAGGAAGATGAAAAATCAAAATGGGAAGTTCTTTTTAAAAAGGAAAAAAAGGAAGGGGTTGATTTACCAAACATAAAAAAATTACAGCAACATTTTAGAAAACAATTCAGGTCCGGGGGAATTAAGATTATTCCATTATTGGCATATTCTGCTACAGTAGAGGATATTGAAGCCCATTTGGATAATATGTATTATTATGAAGAATATATCCCGGATGTGGTAATTATTGATTATGCTGATATAATTGCCCCGTCAAAATCCTGGAATGAATACAGGCATCAAATAGATGATATTTGGAAAAAGCTTAGGAGAATTGCTCAAGAAAGAAACATACTTATGGTAACAGCATCTCAAGCTGGGAGAAGAGCCTCAAAGAAGGATGCCACAGAGGAAACTATTGTGGAAGATATCCGAAAAATTGCTCATACTTCTAAAATGGTAAGTATAAATTCAGATTTGGAAGATCAAAAATTGAGTGCTTGTAGGATTGCTCAATTAGCAGAGAGAGATGGCAGGAGGAATTATAGACAGGCTTTGGTTCTTCAATGTCTAAGCATAGGCCGTCCATATTTGGATTCCCGGTATAATGATGAGGTGGAAAGGTGAATAATTGGGTAGAGGAATGGAAAAAAGTAATGAGAGATTATAAGAGAGAAAATGGAAAAAATATGATTTCTAAAAAAGAATTGGCAAGAAGATTGAATCTTAAAAGAACAGAATTTAATTCTCAACTTATTACTATTACATTTTTATTACCTATTTATGAAACAGATGATGGTCATTATTTGGGATTATTGGGAGAAAAAAGATAGATGGGGGAAAAATAAATAATTTTTTCTTTAAAAGACGTAAAAGAACGAATTTGGAATCTATAATATATTAAGAGAGGATTAAAATTATGAAAACAAAGATTGAATTAACAAAGAAAGAGTTTACAATTTTAAAAAACTTTACATATCAATATATAGGACGTGATGCACTTAGACATGTTTATGTTTTCGATGATTCTGATAATAAAAAAGTATATGCTGTGGCAAGTGATGGGAAATGTATAATCCAGTTTCAATTAAAAGACCCTTATCAATTCCCATTAACAAATCGTTGTGTTGATACTTTTCAAACTGGTTCATATGAATTAATTATGTCGGGCAAAGATTACTTTCTTTTTTATAATGAAAAAGCAATTGAATTTCCTAAAAGTTGGAAAACAATAATAAATCCGCAATATTCTATGGATGTTATTACAATTCATTCGGATGTAAATAGTTACGCTAAGATTATATGTAGAGCTATTGACCAGGCATGTACTAAGTTTACAGTGATTCCAGAAGAAAGTTTTAAAAAGATTCCTAAAGATGAATATACTATTAGAATTGATAAGGCACATGCTTGGTCATTTCATAATAAAGACGTTTCTATACAGATTGCTATTATGTCTCTTCAGGATGAAGAACATTCATCATCATCTCCGGATGAAAATTTTAAGTTGAATGTAAAACAGGAGAAAAAAGATGAGTAGATATTTAGGAGAGTTGAAGAAAAGAAATATACCTCCTAATTTTTATTGTTCAGAGGAGTATTTTGAAAAAGCTGGATGGATAGAAGATTGGGATGAAGAAAATGTGATAATTATATTTGATTCTTCAAAATCCCATATAATGTTACCTGTTATAGATTTAGATTCTATTCGTTTTTTATCTTCTTCTTTTTATGTGGGTTTTAGTAATTTAAATTCTATTTGTTTTAAAGAAAATATTAAATTGAATTTTTTAGATTATGAATTTATTTATGATCCTTCTCAGTTTATATCTTTATCTGGGAATAAATGGAAAAAGGCAAGGAAGAATCTAAAATGGTGTAGAGAGGATTTTGGGAAATTATATGTTTATGTTACTTATGGAGATCGGGACCAGGACCGATTAAAAGGGGGTTGTTTTTTGGATAAGTGGGTAGATAGTATTGAAGGAAAAGAATTATATGACCCAGAAGTACTTTTAAAATATGTTTGTTTTGGAAAAAATAGATTATTGGTTGAAAATAATCAAGAAGAAGTAAAAGGAATTATTTGTTGGGATGAAAATTGGAAATATGTTAATTTTAGATATTGTATAGTTAATAATTCAGAAGGAAGAGGTTTGAGTGATACTTGTAGAGTTCTTTTCTATCGGTATATTAACTCAATTAGGCCGGGGAAATTAGTTAATGACGGAGGATCTTTGGGAATATCTTCTTTGTATAAATACAAAGAAAAATTAAACCCAATTGAAATAAATAAAATATATGGAGGAAAGATATGATAATTGAAAAATCTAAAATGATTTCAATTCTGAAAAAGTGTTTGTCTGGAGTAGAAACTAAAGACAATTTATTATTGGAAGGAGCCGACACTTTTCTATTTGATGGAGAATATGTTCATACTTATAATGGTACAATATCAGTATCGGTAAAATTAGTAGAAAGTATGAATGGATTAAAGGGAGTGATAAAAGCGGATGAATTGTATAAAATTATTTCCAAACTCCCGGAAGAAAAAATCATGTTATCCATGAAAGAAAAGTTATGGGTTATTAAATGCGGAAAAGCAAAAATTGAATTATCTATGAAAGAGGATTCTGTTACATCCTTTATTTTAGATTTAAACAACCAGAAAGGGGAATGGAAGGAACTTCCGGAGGATTTCATACCATCTTTGAATTGCGTAAGAATTCCTTGTAATGGTATTGCTTTTTCTGGAGTTTTCATCAAAGAGGACAAAGTGATTTCTACTGACGGAAGAAAAATGAATCTTTTTACTCTCAATAGTGAAATGGATTGTTTTTGGGTTTCTGATTTATCGGTAATAGAAATATCAAAAATCCAGGGATTGAAAAAATATAGAGTAAGCCCCAATTGGATATCTTTTGAATCCTCAGAAGAGGTTTATTTTTCCTGTCGGAAATTGAATGAGGATAATTATCCATATGACAAAGTATTGTCTCTTATAAACGAATATCAGCAGGAAAAAGGGGATTTATCCGGGGAATTGCCTATGAGTATTAAAGAAGCCGTGGATAGAGCTTTTTCATTATCCATGAATGTAAATGGAAATGAGTCAGTGGAAATTCTTTTCTCTAAAGAAAATATAATGATCCATTCAGAAAGATCCACAGGGAAATTTACGGAAAGAGTGGATTGGGGAGAGGAAAAAGGACCAAAGGAGGAGTTTGAACCATTCTCTATTTATTTGGATTTATCTATTTTGAGTTATGGTTTAAGCCGATCACCAAAGTTTTTTATAAAGAAAACTGCTTCAGGGAAAACCCGGATTATCTTTCACGGAGATAAGTTTATTCATATTGCATCTTTGTTCACAAAGGAAAAATAATGGGAAAATTAATTAAATTTGATTATTTTACGGAGTGTTTAAAAAAAGGAACTGATTATAAAGATCCTTTTGATAATAATTTTAATTTTGTAATTATTGCAGTGAAAGGGAATGAGTTTATAACAACTATTAATAATAAAACGGATGCTCAAGTTGTTGTATGGAATGAAAGGGAACAAGTTTTATCTTTTAAAAGTGTTTATAAAAGTGGGAAAGGTTATTTTATAAATGTGAAGGGGTTATCTGAATTTTCTTATTATAAAAGCACACGTAGAATTTATTTAGGTGATAAAGAAAGGGAGAAATAATGGAAGGTTTTTTTGAAGAATTAGGGATAATTGAAACCAATGATAAAAAAGGAAAAGAATATACTTGTTTGGATTGTGGTTTAAAAACTTCAGATCATTCATATAGAAATATGTATAGAGGAGAGGGAAAAAAGGAAATTCTTATAATTTCAGATTTTTTAAATAATTCTGAAAATGAATTAAGTTTATTATTGGAAGAATTAGGTTTTAATTTGGATAAGGATTTTTGGAAAATACCCCCAATAAAGTGTAAACTTTTAAAAGGCTATTCCTTTACCCCTGTTCAGATAAATGCTTGTAGAAAAAATGTCATGAGTACTTTTAATGAGTTAAGTCCCAAGGGAGTTATTCTTTTGGGACACTCGGCTTATGATAGTTTTTTAGGATACCGGATGTCTGGAAGATTATCAAAGGTAAAATTTAATGATTTTATCGGAGAGTGTATCCCGGACCAGGAATTTAAAAGTTGGGTAGGGGTGACATATGAATTTTATCATATACAGAAATTTAAATGGGATAAAGTTTTAAAAAAGATATTTAAAAACCATTTATTGTCTTTTGTGGAAAAAATGAAAAAGGATATAGAAATTATAGACTATTCTAAAAAAGTTATAATAGTTAAGGAAGAGGAAGAAGCTACTAATATAATTGATGATTTGAGAAAAAATAGAAAGGCATTGGCTTTTGATTATGAAACAGACGGGATAAAACCTCAGAGAGAAGGACATAAAATTTATTATGCTTCTGTATCCGATGGGGAAAGAGCTTGGGCATTTCCTTTTTTTGAAGGGGTTGATTTTAGAAATAGTTGGAAGAAGTTTTTGAAGTCCCCTAATATAATAAAAACTGCTCATTCAAAAAGATTTGAAACTATTTGGACAAAATTTATAAATGGGTATTATGTAAGGAAACCCTTTTGGTGTACCAGTATAGGAGCCCATTGTTTGGATAATAAAAAAAAGACATCTTTAAAATTTTTGACTTATACTGTTTTTGGGATATTGGGATATGATAATTCAATAGATAAATACATAACAAAAGTCAGGTTGGGGGAAGACCCTAAATCAAAGAATTCTTTTAATAGGATTGATGAAGCTCCAGAGGAGGATATTTTATATTATAATGGATTGGACTCATTGTTTACTTTTTGGCTATATAAAATTCAAGCTGTGAAATTAAAAAAAGAGTTTTTGGAAGGATTTCTTTTTTTATCTGAAGGGGACCAGGTTTTGGCAGAGGTTCATTTGAAAGGGATTCAAATCAATTCTGAAAAGATGGAATATTGGCAAAATAAAATAGTAAGAAAAACCAATTTAATTTCAAAAAGGATTTATGATAGTCCGGAAGTAGAGAAATGGGATGGAAAAAAACCATTTTCTTTTACTTCCAATAAAGATTTGCCTCATTTATTATTTGATATTATGGGTTTAAAATCTAAAAAGAAAACTTCAGGAGGAAAACCATCAATAGATAAAGAAACTTTATCTGATATAGATCATCCATTTGTAGATAGAATTATGGAATACAGAAAATGGGAAAAAATAGTTGGTACTTATATGGCTCAATTTGAAAGAGAGAAAGTAGGGAATTTAATATATCCTTTTTATAATTTGAACGGGGTTGTTACATTCCGATCTTCAGCAAGTGATCCTAACCCTCAAAATATTCCTCACCGGGAAAAACAAACAACAAAAATTATTAGGTCTCTTTTAGAGCCAAGACCAGGATGTAGATTGATAGAATGGGATTATGGTCAACATGAAGTAATAGTGGCAGCTTGTAGAACGGAAGATCCTAATTTGATTGATTATGTTTGCGATCCTACTAAGGATATGCATCGTGATATGGGGGAAGAATTATTTTTGAAACCTGGAAAAGATATTGATAAAATAGAAAGATATATTGCTAAAAATCAATTTGTTTTCCGGGAGTTTTATGGAGGATATTGGGAACAAGCAGGACCGGAAATGTGGGGTGTTTTACCAGATTATACAAAATCTCATTTATTGAAAAAAGGAATTAAAACAGAAAGAGATTTTACTCATCATGTAGAAAAAGTAGAAAATATATTATGGAGGGAAAAATTCCCTGTATTTGCTGAATGGAAAAATAAAACTTTTAAAAATTACGAAAGAAAAGGATACGTAGATTTGATGACTGGATTTCGTTGTTATGGTCCGATGGGAAGAAACGATATAATTAATTATCAAATCCAAGGCCCGGCTTTTCATGTTTTATTATGGACTTTGATTTATGTTCATAAAGAATTGAAAAGAAGAAAGATTAAAAGAAGTTTTTTTATAGGGCAAATCCATGATTCTGCAATAGGAAATGCTCATGAAGAGGAAGAGGAATTATTTGATGAATTGATGACAGAATGGGGACTTGGAAAAGTAAGGGATCACTGGAAATGGATTATTGTACCTTTAAAATTGGAAAAAAAAAGATCCGCTATAGATGGGGATTGGAGTGAAATGGAAGATTGCGGTTTGATGAATAAATAAAATAAGAAAGGAGAGGAAATATGTCAATTATGATGGGGAATTTATCTATTGATAAAATAGAAAATAGATTAAATATTAAGTTTCCGGAAGAGCTTAAAAGGATTATGAATGATACAAGGCAAGAGAATGTAAGTATTAAAATAAAAGAGGGTTGTTGGCATTGTTTTGATATTCCTTTTACTTTGTTTTGCGGAAACAAACAATTTGCGGCAACTATAACGGGATATCTTAAGCCATTAGCTGATCAAATGAAATGCTCTATAAATATAGCGTGGCAATAATTATATAAAACGAAAGGTATGTGATAATGAAAGACTTATATAAATTTGAAAATCTAAACTTTAATATACATCCTAATGGTGGATCAAAAGTTTTTTTTGAGGATAAAAAGAATAGACAAACCATTTGTGATATTTATGGGGATAAAGATAATTTTGATGATCTGGAATTAAGAAGAAGAATTCATCAAGTAATTAGGAATTATTTTAAAAATAAAGAGGAGTAAATAGGGAGAATAATGAATGGACAAAGGAATGATTTTTAAAATAAGAAAGGAGAGAAAATGAATTTATATCGGAAGTATAGACCAACAGAATTTGATCAAATGATAGGGAATAAAGAAGAGCTTGAAAGTCTTCAAAACACCTTTGATAAAAAAGACCGTCCACATGTATATCTTTTTACCGGGGAATCAGGATGTGGAAAAACCACAGTGGCCAGGATATGCGCAAAAAAGATAGGAGCTGGGGAACTTTCTACAGTAGAAGTAAATTCTTCCAATAATCGGGGAATAGATACGGCAAGACAGATTATTGAACAATGTAGAACTTACCCGAATGACGGGGAATATTGGGTGTTTATAATTGATGAATGCCATCAGACAACTAAGGATTGGCAGAATGCTATGTTAAAACTTTTAGAGGACACCCCGGAACATGTTTACTTTTTTCTATGTACCACGGATCCTCAAAAATTATTAAAAGCTTTTAAAAATAGATGTTCTTCTTTTACTTTCTCCTCTTTAAAACCTATTCAATTGTATAAATTATTATACAAAGTCAATAAAGCAGAGGAAGGGGGGTTGGATAAAGAGGTATTGGAAGAGATAGCCGATAATAGTGATGGTTCACCAAGAAAGGCTTTAGTATGGTTAGAAAAAGTATTGGAAATGGGACCAGAAAAAGCAATGAAATTAGTTTCCTCTGATTTGGAAGAGAATAGTGCAGAGGTAAAGGATTTATGTCGATGTTTAGTCAACAATAAATCCTCCTGGGGGGATACTTGTAATATTATTAAAAGTATTACAGAAGATCCAGAACAGGTGAGAAGAGCAGTTATGGGGTATGCTAATGCTACATTATTATCCGGGAAGGAAAACAGAAGGGCTGCTTTGACTTTGGAGTTTTTTTCAGAGCCTTTTTATCAGATGGGAAAACCGGGAATTACATTGGCTTGTTATCAAGTTTTTTTCTCAGAATAGTAAATTCTGATAATATAAATCTATAATAGTATAGGAGGAAATTATGGACAAAATAACAGATGCATTATTATTATTGGTTGATGCTTTAGGTTATGATCATGAGGGGTGTGTTCTTATTGACGGGGCTGAAAGTGATAGGGATATTAAAAAAGGTGTTGAAATATGCCTTAAAGATCTGGACAAGCAGGGTAAAACTGCAATTACCAAACAAGTAAGAGATATGTTAACAGGATGGTTATAATCCTTTCCTTACGTTGTGAGGATAAGACTTTTTTTATAGGAGAATAAATTAAATTATGGAAACAAAAGATCAAGGATTAAGTAAAGAAGGGAAAGAAGAATTGGAAGATAATTCAATTGAATCTAAATTTAAATTGACAGATGAAAATAAGGAGGAAAAGAAGAAAGTAAAAAAGACAAATAGAGATATAGAAGCCGAGTTGAAAATAAATAAATATAAGTTGGATGATGAATGTGAAAATCAACCCAATTTATATAATTATTATTCAACTCAGTTAGCTGACATGAAAACGGAAAAAGGGATTTTAAAAAATAGACTAAAATTCTTTTCATCCAAAATAGAATTGGATATTTTATCTACAACCAATGAAAAAGGAATTACTCCGGAAGGAGTAAAAATTACAATCAGTTCCATGACTGCTTTATTAACAACCCATGAAACTATTGTAAAGATAAATGATGAATTGGTTCAGGTGGAAAAAGTTATTTATCATTTGGAAGCAGCGGTGGAATCATTTCAACAAAGACGGGCAGATCTGGATAATTTGGTGAAGCTTTACGGGAATAATTATTTTTCATTACCTGTAGGAGTGAGGAAAGACGGGAATACAGAGGCATCTATGGATGCTCGGAAAAAATTAAATAAGAAAGAGGGGAAATAAGAGTATGGCAAAGAAAAGAAAAGGATTAGGTAAAAGATATGCTCATAGTGAGAAAACTGCCGGGAGTAATACCGGAGGAGTATTTAATTTTAAATCAGATGTGAAGTTTTTTAAGGCCAAAGAAGGAAAAAATAAAATCAATATTATTCCTTATGTGGTGAAATCTAAGAATCATCCTCTGGTAAAATTAGGGGATATGGAAATTGGTGATTGGGATTATGTTATGGATATTTGGGTTCATAGAAGTGTTGGAGCTGGGGACAAGGATGTTGTTTGTCTGAAAAAGAATTACGGTAAAAAATGCCCTTTGTGTGATGCTTCCAGTGAGTTTGCTGATAAGGGAAAAGAGAAGGAAGCCAAAGCTCTTAAGGCATCCCGGAGAGTATTTTATAATGTTGTTAATGAAAGAAATATTGATGCTGGTTTAATGGTTTTTTCAACTTCCCATTATCTATTTGAAAAAGAATTGATTGAAGAAGCCCGGAGTGAATCCGGGGATAAGCAAACTTTGGATTTTGCGGATATAGAAGAGGGAAAGGTGATATCTTTCCGGGCAAGTATGACTTCTATACCTATACTGGGGAATAGGGGAAAGTCGGAATTTCTGGAATTTAAATCTTTTAGGTTTGAGGACCGGGAAGTGGAGTTTGATGTTGATATTGTAGAAGATACTATCAGTTTTGATGAAATTATGGAAGTTCTTACCTATACGGAAATTGAAGCAATTTATTTGGGAGAACCGGATGATGACGATGATGAAGAGAAAACGGTAAAAAAAGAAAAAGTGGGGAAGAAGAAAAAACAGGATGATGACGATGATGATGAACCGGAAGAAGAGGAACTTGTAAAAAAGAAATCTAGTAAAAAGGAAGAACCGGAGGAGAAGAAAAAAGGGAAATCTCAGGAATGCCCAAAAGGTTTTAAATTTGGGAAAGATTGCGATAAACACGATGAATGTGATACTTGTAAGATTTGGGATGAATGTTCAGATGCATCAGAGGAAAATTAAATTATGGAAATGGAATGGATTAAAACAAAAGAAGCAATTGAACTTTGTAAAGAAAATGGCCGGGATATTTCCCGGCCGGGTATTTTATATGCGGGATTGACTCACAAATTCGCTGAAAAGGATATGGATGGGGTTCATTGGAGGTATTTTAAACCTTTTCTTTTGAAATGGTTGAATAGCGCTAATATAGGGGAAGAATGGGAAACTGTTCAACAGACAGCTGTCCGATATAATGTCCATGTAGCTAAAATCTATAGAATTCTAAATTCTTCCAATATTGAAAGGAGAAAATTCAAAAATGCGGTGGTCTTTAAGAGAGAAGAGTTTGATGAATATTATGAAAAGTATACAGGGAGTAATAATGAAAGAAAAAAAGGAAAATGAAATAATGAGATTATCTTCAGGATCTGATTTATTGGATTTGGTTGTAGGTGGGGGAGAGGGATATGGGTATCCAATTCAAAAAATTATAAATATTGTAGGGGATAAAAGTTCCGGAAAAACCTTTTTGGCTTGCGAAATACTCGCAGCAGCTCGTTATAAATTAAAAGAGGAATTAAAATGGAAATTTGATAATTGTGAAAGTGGATTTACTTTTGATACTCAATCTTTATATGGTTTTGAAATACTTCCTTTGGATAGAAAAAAACAAACTCGGAGTAAAACAGTAGAGGATCTTTATAGTAATTGCCGGATGTTTTTTGAATCTCTTAAACCAGGGGAATTCGGAATTTATGTGGTTGATTCTTTAGATGGATTAACTTCTAAAGAATTACAAAAGAGAGGGGATGATCGTCATAATTCTTTTAAAAAAGGGAAAGATTTCAAAGACGGTAGTTATCAGATGGGAAAAGCAAAGTTTTTAAGCCAAGAATTTTTTCCTCCCATAGCTGATTTAATTGAAGAGTCTAATGGTTTTTTAATTATTATTTCTCAAATCCGTGATAAAATAGATTCTATGTTTAAAGCTCAATCCAGAGCTGGAGGAAGAGCTATGGATTTTTATTGTCATACAGTTTTATGGTTGAATTCATATTATAAAATTAAGAAAAAAGGAAGGGCTGTTGGAGTAATAGTTAAGGCTCATGCAAAAAAAAGTAAAACCCCCAGGCCATTCCGGGAATGTTCCTTTTCTCTTTTGTTTGATTATGGTTTGGACAATATAGGATCTAATCTTGATTTTTTATTTGATTTGAGAGGAGAAGATTTAAACTTATTGAAAAAATCTCAAAGTATAGTTTGGGAAGGAGGGAGTGAAAATATCTCCATAAAAAGTTTAAGGTTGTTTGCAGAGGAAATAGGAGTAATTGAGGAATTTAAAAATAAGTTTTCCAGGAGTACCCTGAAAGGGGATGATAAAAAACAAGTTCAGGCCGAGTGGTTTGAAAAAAATTATAAAGATCAATTTGTAAAAAAGTTTGGGATATCCCGGACAAGGGATGAACTTATTGAATATATAGAGTCAGAAGGACTCCAAAAAGAATTAACGCTTAGAGTGAGGGAAAAATGGGAAATGATAGAGCAGGAAATAAAAACGAATCGAAAAAAGAAATATTAAATCCATCTTTAATGGAATCATTATTGGTGACAAAAGAAGAGATTTATGAAGTATGGAAAATATATTTGTCATTAAGAGCGGAAGGGAATAATCATATTTTAATTATGAGTAAACTCTCTATTATGGTGGATAGAGGTTTAATTAAAATAGGGGTTATTTATTTTTTCTTTTTTGTAGGAGTTACGGAGATATCGGAGAGATTTGATAAGGAGGTTTTATGTCCAAGTCCATTATATTAGAAAAAAAGGAGATTGAGTATATACAAAATATTTTTCTTGGTCCTCCTTTTATAAAACCTAATTGTGAATTAAGAAAAAAAATAATGAGAAAATTAAAAAGGGCTTTAAAACCTATAAAAACATCATCAGCAAAAGCTAAAGGAAGGGAATTGCAAAAATGGGTATGTAAAAAGATATCTGAAATGATAAACTTTCCCTATGATCAACAGGATGATCAATGTCTTATTCATTCCAGGGAAATGGGACAAGCTGGGGTTGATGTTATTTTGAGGGGAAAGGCTTTGAAGAGATTTCCTTTTACAATAGAATGCAAAAATACAGAAGGTTTTTCCATAGGTTCGACTATTGCTCAGGTGGAAAATAATTTAATTTCACAAACAGATTGGATAATAGTTCATAATAAAAAGGCGTTTAAACAACCTTTAGTGATGATGTATTGGGAAACATTTCAAAAATTATTTAATAAAAGAGAGGAGAAAGGGGAATGAAGAAAAAACCAATATGGGTGAGATTGAAAAATAAGATTTATAATTTTTTTAGGTCTTATTATAAAATTCCTTCAATAATGGGTTTTAATTGCGGGAGTTGTTTTGAAGAGGAGAATGGATATTGTTCTTATGGAGGGCAATTATCAGACAGAAAATTTTGGTGTAAACATTATAAAGGATAATAAAATGAAAAGATTATGGTGTGAATTATCTATAGAATTGATAGATAAAATAATAAAAGAATTAAAAAATAATCCCATATTGACTTTAAATCAGGGATTAGAAAAGTATGAAATTGATATTAAGGAAATATCTGAGCTTTGCAAATCTTCTGTTACTTATAGAATTGGTAAAATGGGAGAGAGAGGAGAAGAATATTTTTTTAATATGAAAAAATTTAAAAATCAAATGACATCTTCTAAAATGAAACTATATAGTATTCTATTTTTAGATTTATTGGATAAAAAGAAAAGAGCGCCGAGTGCTTTGCATGTTTTAGAAGCTATTCAATTTATTTTTCCCCAAATATCCAGAGCTTTAGAAGAAGATGATATATAAAAATAATTGATTTATTTTAAAAAAGTACTTTATTTTTATTAAGAAAGGTAGTATATTAGTATTAGAGGTTAAGAGAAAACCTTTTATACTAATTTTACGGAGGATTGAGATTATGAAGAGAGAAGAATATAAGGCAATAACAAAGTTCAACGGGAAAATATATAGTAATAATACTTGTTATTTTGATGGTGAGAAAACAACAGTATCAAATGAAGATATTGTTGATATGTTCAAATATGCAATTGAAGATGATAAAAGTTATGAAAATAACAGAAATGAAGAAGAAATCACAGGAATCAAAAATATTATAGATAATATTATTGATAGCATTACTTATGAAATGATTATCAATAATTCAACAGATGGTATTTTTGATTTTGCATACACTATTATAAGACAGTGTGTAAGAAAATATTATGATTAAGGAAAAATAAGGAGTAAAGAACTATGGAATCATATGAAAAGGTGATTATTAGACTTTTACCGGGGGATACACCGAGAGAGAAATATTTATATCTTCAAAAAATGGCAAAGTCTTTGTTAAGAGTAGGGTTTGAAATTCCTTCTTGTTTAAGTACCCAATTGACACAAGAGAATTTTAGCTTAATAGATTTACAAAAAATAGTAAAGGGGTAGATAATCATGGAGAAATTAAAACCTTCTATTACAGAGGAAGAACGGGAAAAGATAAAAGGATCTTTTTAAAATATTTGAGCATATAGATAGTATTAATTATGCTTTTAAATATTTATAAAATCATTTAAACTGTCGTTGACAGTTTAGTAAGAAAATAAATTATATAGGAGGATTCCATTATAAAACTTTAATTCTAAGAATCTAAAAAAGATATAGCCGGGGGGGGTAGTAGTACTCCTCCTCCTTGGCTATCTATTGAAAAGGAAAGAGAATGAGTAATTATTTAGAATTTCGGGGTAATTGTAAAGAATTGGCTCAACAATTAGCTGATAAAGAAAATTATACTTTAGTCCGGGGATATTATTATGAACCCCTTTGGGATAGAAAAGAACAACATTGGTGGTGTGTAGATAAGGAAGGGAATATATATGATCCATCAAAATTACAATTTCCTTCAAATGGAATTAAAGAATTTTATACTGAGTTTGATGGGACTGTTGAATGTGAACAATGTGAAAAAGTAATAAAGGAAGAGGAAGCTGTTATGCAAGGAAGATTTCCAACTTGTTCTTATAAGTGTGCAAGAAAATTAGTGGGATTATTATAAAATGATAAGTCAAGAAACAAAAGATAAATGGAACGATAAAATTAAAACTATATGGGAAGCGAAGAAAAAGGGTCTTGTTTTTTTATACCTAGAAGAACCAAAATTTTTAAAAAGCATTACAAAAAAAAAGAGGAGATTAAATGAAACGATTTCCATCAGAGAATCCAAATGGTTAAATAGGATTTTTGAGAAAATTGAATAAAAACATTTCCTGTATGGGTTATGAAATATAAATAAGAGGAGGAAAAGAGTATGAAAAAAATACTTTTTCTGATTCTGTTGATTGGGTTTGTGCTATTAAGCGCTAATCTATTAGCAGATACGGTCAATAGTGAAGAGGGAATTGATTGTATGGGTGTGGTTAAGCTCTTCAATAATATGGAGGGCGTCTCTACTAATATAATTATGGAAGATTCATTTGATTACAATTTGAGTAATATAGTGAATCGAAATTCTTATGTCCAATATAATAACTCTTTGGACAGAAATACAAATTTAAATAAATATAATAATCTGGTAGTTAGTGATAATGGACCTGCTGACATGAATAATATAATGTATGTAAAAGCTCCGACTTATAAAATGAGGTGTTAGATTGTTTTTATTTTACTATAATCTAAAAATATATATTATATAGGGAAAGGGCTGTATAGTTTTCAGCCCTTTCCCTTTTTATGAAAGGAGAAGGGATATATGAGTGGGAAAAAATCAATATCCGATTGTTAAGCAAAAGGTTAAGTGGAGGAATACAAATGGAAATTGAAGAAATTGAAGAAATAGCTGTTAAAATAAAAGGAAGAAGTTTATATTGGCAGGAAAAACAAATATTAAAAGAATTAAATGATATGTGTAAAAAGATAGAAACAAAAATAAATAGTAAGGAAACAATAGCGATTGCTTTATATTTTTATGAAAAAATAGATAGGAATTTGACTAATTATGATTTGAGTGGAAAGGTAAAGGAGTAAAACGATGGCAATATTTACAGTAACGTGGGGTGGTTATTATTCCGTTGAGGCTGAGTCCTGGGAAAAAGCAAGGGAAAAATTTATTTCATACGTAGAAGAAGAAGAGATTGATTCTTACGGGAGAGACTGGAAAGATTTGATTGAAGTAAAAGAAGAGGAAGAGGAGTAAAATATGAAATGTAAAGGGAGCAAAAACCTAATTTACCTATATAGAAAAAACTATCTTTTAGAATAAAAATATAGTATATTTAAAAGAAATAGAGAGAAAAGGAGTAAAAACATTGGAAAACCTCCCTATAGAAAAGAAAAAACCTAAGAAAAAGAAGAAAAAAGACATATTATCCTTACCGGAAGCAAAAAAATTAATACCATTAGATATATCAGACCTACAACTTAACGGACGCGAGTTTAGATATGTAGCGGGCTATTGTACCAATGGATTTAACCAAAGAAAGGCGTATTATGAAGCCGGGTATAAAGGAAAAACTAATGCTATAGCTGATAGCAGAGCATCAGAGATTATGTCCAGGGATAGAATACAGGAAGCTATTAAGAGGTTTATGGAAGTTATTATCAAGCCCTATAGGGAGCGTTTAGAAGTACTTCTTTTGGACACATATTATAAAAGAGCATTCTATAAGGTAAGTGATTTTTATCACGAAGATGGGAAGAGAAAGGAACTGGATGAGATAGATAAAGATTTGATTGTTGTTATTGATGGGATAGAGGAGAAGTGGAAAGAAGGGGTAAAAGTAGTTGAATATAAATTAGGAGTAAGATCGGAATCCTTGCGGACCTTGTGGGAATATGTGTTTAATGTCTATCGAAAAGAAGGGGGGAGTAGCTTACCAGAAGAGTCCCGGAAAAGGATTGAAGACATATTCAATAGGAAGAATGGCCTAACCCAGGAGGGAAGGAAGATGATACCATTTCATAATAAGGGAGGAAAGTGATGAATAAAAATACTGCAGAAAAAGGAGAAAGGGAAAGATGATTAAATGTAAAAATAAGTTTTGTTGTGCCTACTCTATCAGGTGGGGGGATGGATGTATGTCTATGGGAGAAAAAGGAATAGAAAATTGTGAGCATAGAAAAAATTACGACAGGTTTGTTTTACTTAATGGTTTGGTAGAAATTGAACCGGAGGAAAACGATGAATAAAAGTATAATTCCCAAAACAAGAAATAGATTTATATTGGTGTTTTTAATTTTATTGAGTATAGGAATATATGCATTATCCCAAACAATTATATTTAAGCAGATAGGAGTATTGGTTGATAATATCGTATGTGTTGAAATATCTTCCCCGGTATTCTCTTTTTTTACAGGGTCTTTTTTTGTTTTGGGGATTGTAATTGGGGGTTTGTGTGTTTCTTTAATGTACTCTTGGAATGTTATGGAGTTGATAGATAGGATTGAAAACCCCTTATTTGCTAATCAAGTAATATTTTGGGTGAAAGAGAAAATAGAATTGAATGGTTGGAACAAGTTTATTGAAAAAGAAAGGAAGGGAAAATAATGAAAGTATATGTTTGGTCAAAAACAGGTAAATTGATAATGAAGGAAGAGAATGCCTTGGATTATAATATTAAATTAGCAGCGGATGAAGCGCCTTGCATTTACGGAAATATTACAACCTCCTCCGGGACTCACGAAATTTTAATGACAGAGGGGATAGTCACGACCTTTAAAGGTAATGATGAGTAAATATAGGAGGTTTTATGTTGCCGGAAAATATATCAATTGGAATGAAAGTTAAAGTTAAAATACACTCTTCTGATTTAAAATACTTTCATTTGGAAAAAGGAACTATTATTTTTATTCATGCCCCAACTCATTTATTGTCTGAGAGATATGATATTCAATTAGTTGATGGAACTATTTTAATATCAGTGGACCCGGAATTTATAGAGGAAATAGAAGAGGAACAAAAAAATAATTAATTATTTTTAAAAAAGTACTTTACTTTTTTATAAAAAAGGTTTATATTAGTATTAGAGGTTAAGAGAAAAACCTTATATACTAATTTTACGGAGGAGAGCAAAGATGATAGACAATACAATAATTAGTGCAATAGTTGAGGGGCAAATCAGGAAAATTATTGCCCTTTGTGATATAAAAATAGCCCAGGGCGACCGGGTTGAAAACATGCAAAGAATTAGAGAAAGCGCACAACAAGTAGTTGATTCAGGCGACGATGATCTAATGGTTGCATGGTGTCAAAAAATGGGCGTTAAGCTCTAAGCACCCAGGAGAGCAATACGTAAGCTCTCCTATTTTACCCGGCCTCATTCGTTGAGTGGGGCTGAGCGAAATATAGCCGACGGGCTTTAAGCGAGAAGGAGAGAAGCATGAGAGCAATAATTGAGTTTATTATAGGTTTGATTCCCGAATCTTGGACTACATCAAAGTTAATGTATTGGTGGGGATGTCCTGGAAATGATGAGTTTTGTCAGCATATTACTTTTTTCGGTGTTGATAGACTCACTATTACATTTATACGAAAAATTAAATCAATATAATACCCATCATCCCGGAGAGCAATACGTAAGCTCTCCTATTTTACCCGGCCTCATACAGCGTGTGAGGCTGAGCGAAATATAGCCGACGGGCTTTAAGCGAGATAAGGAGAGAAATTATGAGATATTTATCAGAAAACGAAGCAAGAAAAGATGTAGAAAAGGATATTACTTTTACAGGCTTGTCTTTTACTGCAAAAGAAAAACAACAAATAATAGATGCAAGAATGTGGAGAGTTAATTCATCTGCGGTATGGACAGAAGATGATAACATTAATGCAGGAATTAAATTTAATGAGGTTATTTCAGAAGAAAAAACACTTATTAGTTGTGCGTTACATTGGAATCAATCGATAGAAAAAACCAGGAAAGATTTCAGTAAAATGTATGAGTCTGTAATATAGTTAGAGCGGTTTACCGGGGTTTAATTCCCCGGCTTACTACCCGGCGCCCAGGGTTAAGGGTAAGGAGAGTGAGTATGATAAGAAAAGCAAGACAAGTACAATTTTTTGAGGAAACTTTTATAGCCTGGGATAACTACCGGTATGATGGTTGGATTCAACTTGAACTTGAATCCGGGGAAATAGTTTCTATCCCAGGAAACTATTTAACAAGAAAATGCGAAAAGTGCGGAAGTATAGAAAAATCATATGGCCTTAACGGATTATGTCAGAAATGCGAAAGGGGAGAAAAATAATGAAAATAGTATGGATGAATTGTAGTATCATTACTTCCGAAGGGTTTTTCTCGAAAAGAAAAACCTCCATCAGCGAGATTAAAGCTAAGCTCGGTTTTGTAGATTCGATTTTTTCTGCAGTAGGGCATCAGAGCACTGCTGAGATTATGTCAAAACTTCTCGGCGTAGAGGTTGAATGTAATAGAGTCAATTATGTTCAGGGAACGGATGATATAGGAGTTGTCTTTCAATTAAGAAAACGACCAGAAGAAGGAAAGATATTATCAATCAAAGAAATTGAGGAAATAGGGTATGATTTCTATTTCCTCAAAAAACTACCGGATTCATGTTTTCGGTAAGAATAAGGAGAATGAATATGTTAACATTAATAGTTTTAGGAGTTGCAGGAATTATCTTTTTAATCGGCGCAGGAATTGCCTGTATAATTTTGTCCTTTAAATTGAATGGCGATGAGGACAGTTTTTTGACATGGATCGGATGTTTATTCCTTGTTATTGCCATAATCTGGTTTATAGTTTTTGCGATTATAATTCCAGGTTATAAAGGCGCTGAAACAAAGGCAAAAATTATCAATAATCAATATGGTACCGAATACACCGCAGATGAGGTATTCTGGGCAGGGGGTACTATTGACAAATTGATAAGAACTGAAAACGACCTCAAAGACAACAACCAGAAAATTGAACTTGACATAAAATAGCAAGAATAGTCAGAGCGGTTTACCGGGGTTTAATTCCCCGGCTTACTACCCGGCGCCCAGGGTTAAGGGTAAGGAGTAAATCATGAACCATTACGAAGTAACACTTGAAATAAAAAAGTATGAAACATTTATAGTTGGTGCGGACAACTTGGAATCAGCGAAAGAAAGTGCAAGGTGTGGAGCAATCTATAGGGGTTGCGAGCCAGAGGACGTTATGAGTGTAACAGATATCGATGAGGAAATTGATAATCTGAAACGTTCAAATCAGACAAGCCCGGTAAGGGAAGAAGGAGAAACATTATGATAGCTATTGTGAAGAATGAGCAAGATGATTACATACAGCAGGAAGTAATTGAAGAAATAGGTACACTACCTGATATTCTGAAAGAGACAATAAAAAGAAAAGAAATTGATAAGTATATGGGGAAAATATTCAAACGAATAGGGGACATAGCATCAACCCATAAAAAAATAAATGAGAAACTTTCTGCCGATATAGCTCCAATTGTAAGCAGAATGAAGGAAATGGTAGCAAGGGAAAAGGCGTAAATAAAACCCTGGGAGGGGAACTATATAGGCCATTCGATATAGGAGGCGAATATGCAGGGAACTTTAATTTTTATAGTGGTTATCGAATTGATTATTTGGGGGGGTTTATTGGTTTCCTCGATGAGTGGACGGAAACCTGAGAATAAAAGGCATAGGAGTAAAAAATGATAGCAAAAGTTAATTTAATAAATCGGAGGTAATATATAAATGAAAGATTTAACAAAGTTAATAGAAAATATAGAAAATCAAATCCAGGAGTTTTATGAGACTAAAAAAAGGATTGGAATGGGAATTGTTTTTGTTGATCCTCATTCTATGTTGAACAATTTCCAGTGGGTCACTAATCTATCCCGATTAGATGGAATAAGACTATTGAAAAATACAGTTATAGCTATGAAGGAGGATCTTTATGAGCAAAGTTAATAATGACGATCTAATTCAGGACATGGAAAGAAAAGCTTTGATAGTAGACAATTACCGTTATTGGTTGTCCAGGATCTGGAAAGAAACTTCTCCTGGTAATAGATCCAATTTAGTTTTATGGATCATGCTTAATCCCTCCACGGCCGATGATATAAAAGACGATCCTACTATTAGAAGAATTATTGGATTTTCTAAAAGATGGGGGTATGATGGATTATATGTCTGTAATTTATATTCCTGGATAGAAACGGATTCAAGGAAATTATTGAGGGATAAGAGTATTAATTATATTGGTCCTATCAATAACCAGGTTATTCAAGATCATAATAGATTTTGTAACAAAACCATTATAGCTTGCGGGGGAAGAGCAGAGTTGAGACGATTGAAAGAGGTATCTGATATGGTGAAACCCTGTTATTGTTTGGGGTTGAATAAAGATAGAAGTCCTATTCATCCTTTGTATCTGAAAAACGATTTGGAACCTATAATTTATAAGGGGAAAAAGGAATGAAAATTTGGAATGAAAGAGGAGGGGATTGAATGGAAACTAATTTGAAGGAAGAATTATGGAAAAGTAAAGTCAGGAGGATAATATGAAAATTATTTATGTAGCTGGTAAATACAATGGCAAAACTTATTCAGAGATTGATGATAATATAAGAAAGGCTGAAGAGGTGTCCATTAAGTTATTAGCAGCTGGGTGGTGCGTAATAACCCCCCATAAGAATTACTCCCATTATGAAATATATGGGGCTGTTTATGAGAGTTTGGATTATAAATTATTTATGCAGTGTGATTTAGAAATATTAAGCAGATGTGATGCTTTATTTGCTATAGAAGGCTGGTTGGATTCTCCAGGAGCGGGGCAAGAAATTTATTTAACTAAAAAAAAGAATATTCCTATATTTTATGAACATAACGGAACACCAAATCCAGATGATTTAAAATAAGCTTTACTTTTAAGAATATATAATATATTATTTAAAAAAGGAGATAAAGAATGAAACCAATAACGATTGATAATTTTATAACAAATCTTTGTTTGGAATGCGGGAATGGTTGTCTAGATTTATGTATATGCGCAGAAACTTTAAAAAATATGGGAGATAAGTATAAAATTTATACTCTCGCTTCAACCTTAGAAATAGCCGGGGATCATTTTAGAATAGCAGAACAAAAAGCATCTGAAAGGGATTACGAAGGATCTATATTTTATTATAAAGCAGCTTATAATAATTTGAAGTCTTCTGTTAATAAAAAAGAAATAGAAGAAATTGAAATAGAATAAAGGAGTAATTAAAAAAACAATAGTTGAGCGGTATTTATACAGATCAACATTTAGTGTCCCTCCGGGAACAACCTCACCTTCTTGGGCATATAGCTGGTAAAACAAGATTATCTCAAATACATTCTGAATGGATGCTTTATATTTGGGATTCTGATGTAGATAGATGCCTACAAGCTCACCGGGATTCTTACAAGACAACAGCTATTATGGCCATAGGAGCTATGTGGTGGTTATTATTTCATCCTGATGATCGTATAGCTTTAATAAGAAAAAAATATAGTGATGCTGCGGAAGTAGTACACATGATTAAGCAATTGATGAAACTCCTAGAGATTAGGGAGCTTTTTAAATTTGCTCATGGTACTTATCCTAATTTTAAAATTCAAAGAGAAGGAAAACTTGAATTCACTTTCAAAACAACCTCTACCCCAGAAGGAAGTATCAATGCTCTGGGAATTGATACCGGAATAACTGGAAAACATTATGATAAAATCTTATGTGATGACTTTGTTACTCTTAAAGATAGGATAAGTAAATCTGAGAGAGAAAAAACAAAAGAAACAATCCGGGAAATAAGAACCAATATTATTGAGACTGGAAAATCAGTTGGATTTATTGGAACACCTTGGCATAAAGATGATGCATGGTCGATCCTTCCTCCTCCTATGACATTTGATATCTATGATTGTAAGATCCTTACTGAAGAACAGATTGAAGAAAAAAGATTAAAAACCACACCAAGTTTATTTGCAGCTAATTATTTATTGAAACATACCACAGCAGATGGGAAACTTTTTTCAGATCCTATTTATGGAAAATGGATATATAGTATCCGTAAAGTTAAAGCCCATATAGATGCGGCATTTGATGGGATTGATACTTGTGGATTAACTTTCATGGCAGAGATACCATCCAAGCCGGGAAAGATTCAAGCTCATGGAAAATGTTTTCCAGGAAATGTAAAGGATTGGTTGGATGTAATTGAAGCCGAGTACAGGAAGAGAAGGTGTGATGAAATATGGGTAGAAACTAATACAGATAAAGGATATACTGCAAGTTTATTATCTGATAGGGGAATGAATGTTCAGGATTATTGGGAACCAATGAATAAACATGTAAAAATTACTACTCATCTATATGATAGATATAAAGACATTGAATGGGATAATGATACAGATGATGAATACATGGAGCAAATAATAGATTATGAGTTAGGAACGGAGCCAGATGATTGTCCGGATTCCGCAGGAAGTTTAGTTCAGCATTGTTTCAGTACCACTAATGCATATGAAGAAGCATTATGGGAAAATTAAAAGGAGGAAATATAATATGAATAATAGAAGAAGAAGAAAGAGAAATTCTATTCAAAGAAAGGATGGTTGGGAAAATTTATTAGTGGGATTAGGAAAAGCTCAAGACAAATCTCGGTATACAAACGCTAACTTTTCTATTTTTCTCACTGATCAGGAATTGGGAAATGCTTATATGGGAGGGGGTTTTCCCAGGACCGTGATTGATGTAGTTGCAGAGGACATGACTGGGAAATGGATTGAAATATCTAATGATAACGATAATAAGATTCAAACCAGATTAGAATCAATTAAAGCGGAATCTATCTATACAGCAGCACTCAAATGGCAACGATTATACGGAGGATCTATTATAATCATAGGAGCTGCAGATGGAAATGGATTGGATCAACCCTTGAATGAAAAAAGGATATCTGCTATTGAATGGTTGAAGCCTGTGGATAGAACTGAAATAGATTTATTTACATCGGAGTTTGAAGAAGATCCTATGAATTCAGAATTTGGAAAACCTAAAGTGTACACTGTTAGATTAGGATTATCTCAAAAGGAATTTAAAGTTCATCGCAGTAGAGTAGTGGAGTTTTTTGGGGAGTTGGTTCCCTCCTCTAATACTGTGGCTGTGGATCAAGAAACACAATATTGGGGCTCATCTGTTCTTCAATCTTGTTGGGATCAATTAAGGAATTTGGGCGGATCTTCTCAGGCCGTTATGAATATATTATATGAATTCATAATTGGAAAATATACCTTGAAGGGGTTGGCCCAAAAATTAGCAACTGGTCAAGAATCCAAAGTAATACAGAGAATGGAAATAATCAATATGTATAAATCGGTTATCAATGCTGTATTGCTGGATGAAGGGGAGAACTATGTCAGGGATTCCGCTAATGTTGCAGGGTTGGATAAATTGATGGAAATGCTATGTCTTTTCTTATCCGGAGTAACAGGGATTCCATTGACAAAATTATTTGGCCGTGCTCCAGCTGGATTAAATGCCACTGGAGAAAGTGACATGAATAATTATTATGACAAGATTATAGCCAAGCAAAGGAACGAATTGAAACACCTACTTCAAAGATTAGTTAATTTAATTGCTATGGTGGAGAAAGTTCCGGGTGATCATTTGATTAAATTTAATCCTTTAGTACAAATGACTGAAAAAGAATTGGCGGAGATAGGGAAACTTAAAGCCGAGACTTATAACATTAATATAAATTTGGGAATATATGACGCCCAATTTATTCAGGAAACCCAATTTCCGGAAGTAACGGAATCATATGAAAGTAGGCCAGAAATGCCGTAGGAAAAGGAAGAGCCGGAAAAGGAAGAAATAAAAAAACCAGGAGAGAAAGAAAATGCAATTAAATAAATACGTGAGAAAATTAAAAGGTTTTAAAATGAAAGATAATTCCCAGGAGGGAAGAGACAAAATGGCCACTTGGCTTTTATCCTGTCTCAAAGAGGAGGGGGATACTTTAATCAAATCTCAAGTAGTCACAAAAGAACAGGTAATAGAAATACTATATCTATTAGAAGATAAATGGTTGGAAATATGCCGGAGAGTCCCCAAAACTTTAAAAGTTGACGGGTGGAGAGAATTTGTATTTCTTAAATGGCAAGTGGTTTTATTACCCAAAGAGAAAAGGAATTAAATTATGTCTAATGAATATGCAATCAATTTTAAAGAAACATTAAAAGTTAAGAGACGTTCTATGGGAGCAGGAAACCGGAAGAAAACTAAAAATTTAAAATCCCCTAATTGGCTATATCCCACAGCTCAAGAAAACAGGTATTTTTTAGAGATGATGAAACTAATCAGGAAACCTCTGGTGGATATAGTTAATGCTAATTTACAAATGAATCTCTCTGAATGGATAGAAGAGAAAAAAAGGAATGATGAAATAAGAAAGGATTCTTGGATTGATGAAATACGGGAATTACTAAACACATTAAGGAAAAAAGCCACAGAGTTTCTTGGAGCTGATGGGGATACTCCGGAAAGTACTATTGTTTGGGAAACCATTTTGCTTATAGCCGGAGCGGTTTACACTTTTAATAAGAAGCAATGGGGTAAAGTCACTTCTGCTATATTAGGATTTGAATATTTTACTGATGATGGTTGGTGGGATGATGTTTTCAAAGCCTGGTCAGAGGAGAATTTTAATTTTTTCAAGGATTTAACATCTGATTATATCAATAGTATAAATGAAACAGTATATCGGGGAATTAGAAATGGAATGTCTTATAAAGAGATAATGAAAGATATAAGAGGGATTGATCATAAAGTATTTTCTAAGAAAAGAGCCAAACTCATAGCCAGGGACCAGGTGGGGAAATTGAACGGTCAAATAACTAAAAAAAGAATGACTGAAGCCGGATTAAATCTATACATATGGATGACAGCTCTTGATGAGAGAGTAAGGGGAAGACCGGGGGGAAGATATCCCAAGGCAAATCCTTCTCACTGGTTAATGGAAAATAAATTATGTAAATGGGATAATAATTATGTCTATGCGGAAATATCAGAAATTGAAAAAGGAAAGATAAGTTGGAAACCCAGGACAGGAAAAATGCCCAAAGCTATTCCCGGAGAAGAAATTCAATGCCGGTGTGGAGCAACCCCTTATTATTCAGAATTGATTGATGAGATGGATAAAGAAATTGATCAAGAAAAGGGAGGAAATATATGAGAGAAGTATCAGAGAATTTATTAAATTATATCAAAGAGGAAATCCAGAATGTGCCTTATGGGAAAATAACAATTGAACTGGTAGGAACATCGGATAAAATTGATGTGATTGTGGAGAATAGAAAAAGATTTGAGAAAGAGAAACCTGTTGTGAAAGCATACAAGAGAGTGATAAGAAAGGATGAAGGAAATTAAATCTTGCAGGAATTGTAAACATCATTTTAAAGATCTGTCAGAAATCCACAGGTGTTCAGAAAAGAATCAATTTACACCTTATGTGGATAATCTTTGACTTTATATGTAATTATCACAAACCAGAGAAAGATTAAAAAAAGCCGGGGGTTATTCCCGGCTATTGGTTTAATTTATACGTTGTATAGAAATCAATTTTCCACAAAAGCGACAAATAAATTTCCCTTTATATTTAAGTCTATTATGCGTATTACAGTTAGGACAACAACAAGTGAAATATATTAAATCTCCATCTGAAAATTTGGCTGTTTTTGTTTTCACTTTGCATTTATCTAAAATAATCATATTATCCTCCCGGTTATTGGTTTATTTTTATATTCTTTTGGACCTATTTATATAGATTTGGACTCTGTTATGTTCTTTACGTGCTTCTTCATAACACTTATCATGTTTAGAACACCACTCCATGCTATTTTCATATTCCTCTGGTCCTATATTATCTATAATAAAATTAATCACCCCCCTAATTTTTTTAATTATTTTCATACTCATATTCCTTTACCCTTTCCCTGGGTGCTGGGTGTTATTAACTATGACATCTCCGGTCCCGCTCTATGTCGGTTTCCGATGATTTGGCTTTTTTAAATGCCGCAATAATTCTGGTAGCATTGAAAAACCAATACACTATATTAGATATTTTCACGCCTGTTTCTACTCCTAAATTTGTGTATTCTTTCATTTCCTTTTTTGTCTGCATATTCATTCTCCTTTATTTCGCTCAGCCCCACTCAACGAATGAGGCCGGGTAAAATAGGAGAGCTTAGCTATTGCTCTCCGGGGATGGTGGATTTTAATTTTTTTCTATGGTACCTTCTGATACTATAACGCTTTCTACGTCGCACATTATTTCTTCGAAATGAATAGTCTCTGATGTAATTCCTCTGTCCTCGAGATGCAGAGTAATTACATCTTCCATATTTTTTCTTAATTCTTCTTTTGTGTTTCCTTGTGCGAAACACCCATCAAGCTGATCACAATTGCCAAAGTAACCGTTCTCATCTTTCTCAATTGTATAACTGTATTTCTTTATATCTTCTTTCGGCTCTTCTTCACCTTCAGTGAATAATTCTTCCCACATATCATAATATTCATTCGATTCCGTGAGAGAATTGTCAAGATGGTTTTCCCATTCCTGCAAAGTTTGATATTCACTGTCAAGATAATCTTGCATAAGTGCCTTACCATATGCTTCATCACTCGGACCGGTTCCATTGGGGATTGTCCAGCCCTTGTCTGTGTAATAGTTCGCGTTGTCAAATTCACTTGCAATTTTCACGAACTTTTCTAAGGGAACTATTTCTTTTTCTGTTTCTTCCGATTCCTCATCGGTCCAGTCCTCATCTGTATACACGATGTGGGAGGCTATTGCCTCGGCTTTGTCCCCGGTAATACCATATTTTTCTTCTATCTCTCTGATAGCTTCTTGTATGGTTTCACTCTTAATCTCATTAGCTTTAATTTTCATATTCGCTCTCCTTAACTCAAAATTGATGATCTTTATTTAATCATCTTATTTATAATATACTACCTTTTTTAATAAAAGTAAAGTACTTTTTTAAAAATAATTAAAAAAAGTAAGAAATAAAAGATAAAAGTCTTTACTTTTGTATACCGATAGGTATAGTATTTTATTAAATAATTTATATTTTGGGTGATCAAAAAAGAAGCCGGTGCCTTCCATAAGGTATCCGGCTTTTTCTATTTTAAGGAGGATATATGGCTGGAGAAATGATGAGAAATAGCCTTAACAATGGGCTTTTACAGAGCAATGAAGCTTTTATAGGAGGATATAGTACTTGGTTAGATATAGAGGAATCAGGGTCTTTAAAATTTAAAGGGACTACAATTGGGGATTCTGCAAGTGGGATTATAATGGGGAGTGGAACTGCTCTTTTACCTAATACCACAGATGAAGCAGATTCCAAGTTTGTTGAACTTCGATGTAAAAATTCCGCTCAAAGTGGGGATAACAGACTTGCTTATCTTAGATTTGAACAATCTGGGGCCGGAGGAGGTGGAGAATGTTTAAGAGCCTCTACATACGGAACTGCTGCATTAGGAACTGCCAGGGGTGCTCAGATATCTCTTGAATTATCTGCATTAGGAAGTGTTACAGGTCTTGGAGTAGGTTTAGATGGTCAACTCATGATTGCAGATGCTTTGCCTGCCGGGGGAACTTATTTTGCGGGTCAATCAGAAATATATATTGCAGCTTCAGCGAGTATTGCAGCGGTCACTTCTCATGCCATTCATTCAATTGTTGCCAACGGGGATGCTACAGCAATTCTTACGGTAAAAAATGCATTTGCTTTTAAGGGAGGTTGTGGAACTGGAAACATGATCTACAATAACAACTCCACCGGAGCAGCCGAGTCAAATGGAAGTATCCGGATTTTAGTTGATGAAGGATCCGGGTATGTAGCAAGGTATCTCAGATATTGGGATTCTGAAAATGCTTAAAATATAAAGAAAGAAGAAAGGAAAGATAATATGAATTTAACTATACAAGATAGAATTTTAATTGAAAATATTTTACCTAAGTCTGGGAGTTTCCTCAACTTAAAAATAATCAAGTCTATCCGGGAGAATTTAACTTTTACAGAGGAAGAAATAAAAGAATGTAAAATCACGGAAGTTTTTGTGCCGGAATTAAATGCTTCAAGAGTAAAATGGGATATTTCAAAAGATAAAGAAAAAGAAATATTTATTAGTGTTTTGGGATTGGATTTCATATCTGATTTACTTAAAAAATTAGATAGCGAAAAGAAACTTCCGATGGAGTATTATTATCTATATGATTCCTTGGTAAATAAAGTAGAAATAGGGGAAAAGTAAATGGCAACAGAAGTAGTTTATATGAATCCAGTTTTTATATCTCAATATGAAACCCAATTAACATATGTTAGGGCTTGGGATTATAAAAGTGATGCTTTAGCAGCACCCGGAGATGGGGATGCGGTTTTAATACCTCCTGGATCATTAGACGTTCAGGTAACTTTAATTCCTACAGCGGGAAGCGGAAAAATACAAGCAACTTATGACCCTTATGCGGATGTTCTTGCGGACCCTGATGCCGTGAATTGGGTAGATTGGGATGCGGGAGTTGTAGCAGCTATTACTCAAGATTCAGTCAAGGGACCGTCTGCAATAAGACAGGTGAATGTTTCAGGTTCTACAGTTATGACAATAATAGTTCACAGATAAAAAGAGGAGTAAAAATGGGTGTATGGAAAGATGCTAATAATAAACAGATTTTAATAAATTCTTCATTATTATTAGAATATGTAAACAATAGAGAAGTTTGGTTTGGAAAAAAAGCAGTACAAACAGAAACCGATTGGGCAGAGGAATCTTCATTAACTCCTTTTACAGCTATATCTGGAAATGGAATATTTGGGGTTGATGAAGGGGATGAAGCTCAAATTATAGGAACAGGGGATACTCCTTTATTTACAAGTCAAACTCATTTTAAAGTATTCAGAATAGCCATTACAAATTCAAGTGAAACTACTCCCTATGCTTTTAGAATTGTTTATGGGGAGGGTACTATAGAGGAAGCTATAGCGGCAGAACAATACACAGGTTTAATATTAACTTATGATAATTTTGCTTCTGTTCCATTTAATATAATTTTACCTCAACTAGAAAATGGGTATAAAATATGGTTGCAATGTAAAAATGCAGTAGATAATGCAACTATTAGTTTTTTTGTTGGAGTTTTTGGAATTGAATTATCTTAAAATTAAGGAAAGAATAAATGGCTAATGAATTAGAAATTACAGATGGTGATAATGATTCACCTGAAGTTAAAGCTGCAAAAAATAAAGTAGTAAATTCTTTAAAATCAGGAAAGATAAAAAAGCCAGATAAATGCGATAAATGCGGAGCAAAAACTCCTCTCGAAGCTCATCACCATAAAGGATATGATGAAGAACATCAATTGGATGTTCAGTGGCTTTGTATTTCCTGTCATAAAGCAGCGGATGTAAAATTGAGAGCAGAGAAAAAGAAAAAAGAAGAAAAGGATGAAGCTATAACAACAATTCAAAGATATGATTATTTAGGTAATTTTATCGATGAAAATTCAAATTCTTATATGATAGAATCTTTCCATATGACAACAGAAGGATATTTGACTGGAAGAGCAATTGTTACTAATATAGGAGTATTTCCTTATCTTAATGCGGATGGTTCAATTCACAGAGAATTAAGATTGCCGGAAGAGGTTTTTAAACCGGAATCTTTAGAAAGTCTAAAAATGAAACCTATTTCCAATCTTCATCCAGATGAAGAAATTACAGCGGAGAATATAAAAAAGCACCAGGTAGGTTTTACTGGGGATGTGGTCCGAGAAGATAATTATCATGTATCTGTTTCTCTTACTATAACAGATCAGGAAACCATACAGGAAATCAAAGCCGGAAAAAGAGGATTATCAGCCGGCTATAGTTTGGCCTTGGAAGAAGCATCAGGGAATTATTTGGGAACTCAATATGATGCTATTCAAAGAGAAATAAAATATAATCATATTGCAATAGTTCCTTTTGGAAGAGCCGGGGATGCTGCAAGAATAAGAATGGATTCTAATAGTGCTTATTACGAAAAGCATGAAATTAAAATAGAGGAGGATACCATGCCTAATCTTAAAAAAATTAAGCTGGATGGGGTTGATTATGAAGCAGAAGGCGAAGTCATAAAAACCCTTAACCAAAAAAGTACAGAATTGAATGAGATTCAATCTAAAGTAGATACTCTCAATACAGATTTTACCAAACTCACAGCCGAGAGAGATACTTTGAAGGATCGGGTTGATCAATTGGAAAAAGAATTGAAAGAATTGAAAGATTCTGAACTTGATGAAACCCGGATCAATGAAGCAGTTGAGAAAAGATTAAAAATCTTATCCGCTGCGGATGCCGCTGAGATTAAAGTGGATGAAAAAGACACTGAATTGGAAATCCAAAAAGCGGTTATTATAAAAGTTTTTCCTCAAGCCCAATTAGATAATAAAGATCAAATCTACATTGATGCCCGTTTTGATGGAGCTGTTGAACTTCTTCAAGAGAAGAAGAATGCCGGGAATAGAGCTGCCGTAAATGGAAGTGCTCTTCCTGGAAATCCCGACTCTGACAATATGGATGACGACAATGATGATGAAAATCTTAATGCTGATGAAGCAAGAGAAAACTATATTAAAAAAATTAAAAAAGATAGCCGTTCATTTACCAAAAATGAAGGGAAGGAGTAAACTATGGGAGCATATAACAGTCTTGATACAGCCATAGCCGGGTTGAAAATCGGCGTGGATATGTCCCGTGTGGAGGGAGTATGGAAAGCAGCAGAAACTATTCTTTTTGGTGCTCCCGTATTCGGTTATGCCGGGGATCCTCTTAATGCATATAATGTAAAACAGGATATCGCAACTATTACATTGGATGCGGATTTAGTCACAGCTAATGTAATTACAACTATAATTACGATTGACGGAGTTGCTCAAGCAGCTGTAGCAACAACTTTTATAACGGACCATGATACTACTATGACTGCTCATGGGAATGCACTTGAAGCAGCCTTTGATGGGTTGGCTGTTACTTATACAGATGTATCAACTAACAGAGTATTCACACTGACTTATAAGGGAGTGAATATGTCTTTGGTTGCCTCCGCAGTAACTGCCGGAGGTGGTCAAGCCGGAGTAGTTATTGCGTATGATAATGGTCAAGTATTCTTAGGAATCGCTTTATTCACTCAAATAGCAGTACGGGTGGATTCAGTAGGATATTATGTAGAAAACGATAGCCTTAATGTATTAACTAGAGGTCAAATATGGGTGAATGCTTCAGTAGCGGTTAATGCGAATACAGCGGCATACGTAATATGGGATGGAACTTCCGCAAATCAAAAAACATTTACTGGAACATCTACAAATAATTATGATGTTGGTTGTAGATTTAGGAAAACTACCACTGTAGCCGGATTGGTATTGGTGGAAGTGAACGGACAACAGCTTGATGCTACTCCGTAATTATTTTAAAGTAAAGGAGAAATAATATGCCTGGAAAACAGACAAGAAAAGATAGTTTCCGTTTGGATGCGAATGAGTCTGCTATTTTTGCGAGACAATTGGAATACATCAAAGCGAAAACTTATGATACAAAATATAAAGACCTGAAAGCATATATGCTTATTCCTATTTCCACGGAAGCTCCGAATGGAGCAACTCAAATTACATACAGGAAATTTACAGGGGTAGGTTTTGCTCAGATTATATCTGATTATGCTCAGGACTTCCCCAGGGTAGATGTGTATGGAGAGGAAGTCACGATTAAGATTAAAGGGGTGGGAGATTCATTTGGATATTCTATAAAAGAAATCCGTAGCTCCCAAATGGCAGGAACTCGATTGGATCAAAGACGGGCAAAGACAGCCAAACAAGCAATTGAGCAGGAAATTAATTCTATTGGTTTAGTAGGGAATTCTGATTTTGGACTCACCGGACTTCTTAATTATTCCGGAATGACTGAGTATACTCTTATTGCGGATGGTGTTGGGGCAAGCAAAACCTGGGCTGCCAAAACACCTGATCAAATAGTAAGGGATGTCACTGGATTAGTAAGTGCTGTTGTTGTTCCAACTAATGGAAAGGAAATCCCGACCATTCTCATTCTTCCTCTTACTCAATATTTGTATATTGCGAATACAAGAATGACAGATGGAAACTCAAAAACAATCATGCAATATATAATGGAAAATAATCCTTTTATAAAGCAGATTGAATGGGTTGCAGAATTAAGCACAGCCGGAACGGGTTCAACAACCCGGATGATGGTGTATCCAAAGGATGAAAACAATCTCACCATGGAACTCCCTCAACCATTTGAACAGTTTCCTCCTCAGCAGAAAGGAATGGAGTTTGAAATTCCTTGTCACGCTGAGACAGCTGGTGTATTAGTTTATTATCCATTATCCATCGCCTTTGCGGATGGAATTTAAATAATAGAAAGGAAAGGAATATTATGATTTTAAATTGGAAACCACAACATTTAAATGTAGTACCTATCCCGGCAGGAAAACCTATACCGGGATATGATGCAGATTCGATTATCCTATTTCCGGGAGTGAATGAAATCTCGGATAAGGTTTGGGAAAAAATAAAACCTTCTTTAATAGCTCATTTGAATGCTGGGAATTTGGTAGCAATAGAAGAGGTTAAAATAATTGAAGAAGAAGGTAAACCGAATAAAGACGGGAAGAAAGAAAAAATAAAAGAAAAAATATCTGTTTCAAAAAAGTTTACTGATTTAGATCCGGAGGAATGTTTAGGGTTGATTGCTCAAACCAATAACCTTCCTACTTTGGAGATTTGGAAAAAATCAGAAACCAGGGATGAGATTCGTATAGCACTTGCTGAACGAATTGCAGAGGTAAATGATTATGTGAATAAAAAGAAAAGTAAAAAGAAGGTAAAAAAATAAATGGGATCAACAGCGAGTCAGATAATACAAGTGAAATGCCCTGGATTATATGCTGATGCTAATTTATCCATGTATATCGAAATGGCCACTCAATTATCTGACTCCTGTTTTTTTGGCAGTAATTATCAATTAGCCATAGCCTTAAGGGCGTGTCATGATTATACTTTGGATCAACGGAATGCAGGACAAGCTGGACAAATCTCTTCTATCAAAGAAGGGGATTTGGCTATTGCTTATGCTACTTCAAAAGTAGAAGGGGATGAAGATTTATCTCAAACCAATTATGGAAAAAAGTTGATGTATCTTATTAAAAGTGGTCCTGGAGGATCAAGTATTACAGGGTATGGTAATAGAGAAGTATCCAGCAATGGTTATAATTTAATTTAAAAGGGGGAGAAAATGAGCAAAATGAACAAAGATAAAATGATTAAAGTAGATAACAAATTGGATAAATCTCAATGGTTATCCTTCCGGGATTATCGAATCAGAGGAGGAATAATTCTTAACCCAGGAAAAAACTTTATCGATGAAAATATATGGGATCAACTTTCAGGCGGTCCTTGGTTGAAGAAACTTATAGAAAGAGGGGAAATTGAAGTTGAAAATTATGAGGAAAAGAAAATAAAAAAGATGGAAAAGGATATAGAAAAGGGAAACCTTAAAATCAATATTTAAATTTTAAAAGAAAGGAAATATGGCTGCCAAACCTACTGTAAAATACAAATTGGATGACTCAAAACTAAAAAAAATAGCCAAAGAACTTTCTAAATTCGGGAAAGGTTGGATATTAGTAGGATTGCAAGAAGGGGAAGAGCATATTGATTCCACAACCACTGTGGCTTTAATAGGGTTTTGGAATGAATTTGGTACTTTTAATAAATTAGGTGGGGTAAGAATTCCGGAGCGGTCCTGGATGCGATCTTGGTTTGATTCTAATAGAAAAAAAATAGAAAAAATATTTATTCAAATGACTAATCTAATTAAACAAGGAAGGATAAATGCAGAAACTGCTCTTAAAAGAATAGGAGTTTGGGCGGTTGGGGAATTAAAAAGATCTATTAGAGGTTTACAAAATCCCCCAAATGCCTTTTCAACTATAAGAATGAAAAAAAGTTCCAGTCCTTTAATTGATACTGGACAAATGATGAATAGTATAAATTATAAAATAGGTTTTGGTACTCCTCCTGAAAGACAAGGAGGTATTTTATGAGTTTATTAAAAACATTTACCTTAAATGTTTTCAGAAAAGCAGCCGGGAGTTATGTAAATGGAAGGTGGGTTAATGGTTCAGCATCTCCGGATTTTACTATTCAAACCTCTTGGCAGCCAGCTAATGGAAGAGATTTACAGGCATTGGAAGAAGGAATGAGACAAAGTTCTATTTTCAAAGGTTATCCAAAAATAAAAGTGCAAACAGTAAATCCAGAAACTTTAGAAAAAGAAGATGTTATTGTGGGACCGGATGGAAGTAATTACAGAGTAATTTTTGTAGCTCCTTATCAAAATAATCTTATCAACCATTATAAATTTATGGTTATGAGAGAGAAGGAGGGAACTTCATGACATATTCTGAATTAGAAGCATATTTGTATACTTTAATATCAGGTAATACTTCTCTTTCAGTAATATTTTCAGATGAAAATGGTGTAAGACCAGATGGGAATTATCTTACATTGAAAATAACTTCTTTTAATAAAGTGGGTCAAAAAGATTATACTATTCCAAATGAAATTACTGGAATAAGGCAATCAGCTATTCATGAAGATTTTGTAGTATCTTTAATTTCTTATGGGAGAGGAACTCAAGATAATTTACAAAATTTAAAAATAACTTTTGAAAAAGAAAGTATTCAGGAATCTATGAGAGGAAATAATATAGTTATCAGAGATACTTCATTGATCACGGATATTTCTACAGTTATTGATGAAGTAATAGAAAAAAGATTTTTATTTGAAATTACTATGGGGTTTGGTTATAGTTTTAATGAGACAGTAGGAATTATTGAAACTATAGAGTATACCCCAACATATAATGAACCAATATAATAGAGGAGGTTTTTATGTCATCATTATTAGATGAAGTGGTTGATATAACCATAACAAGACAGACACAAGCAGCGAATGTTGCAAGTTTTAACGGTATTCTTTTAGCTCAAGAAATTCTTATGGCTGATATTACTCCTGTTTTTTCTGAAAGAGTAAGGAGATACACATCACTTACGGAAATGGCTACAGCCGGATTTACAACAGCAGATCCAGTTTATTTAATGGCCCAAGCTATTTTCCGTCAAAATCCTAATCCCGGAGAAGTATATATTGGAAGGAAACTTAAAGGAGTAGATGGGACAGAAACATGGGTGGAGGCAATGCCTTTAATTGCCGCAGATAGTTCCGCATGGTATGGTTTCTGTATTGGGGATAAAACTTTGGCTGATCTTCAAGCAGTAGCAGCCTGGGCAGAGTTAAATAAAAAACTTTTTATGATTTCTGATGATGACGCCAATATTATAGATTCTACCGGAGATATTGCTGAATATGTTAATACTCAAGATTATGATAGAACCGTTGTTATTTATTCTGATGTTGCTGATTTTGCTACGACTGATACTTGTATGGGGGCTGCATGGATGGGATTACAATTCCCTAAAGCTCCGGGAAGTTCCAATTGGGCATATAAAACTCTTAAAGGAGTTGTTGCTTATGAAATTACTTCAGCTCAAAGAACCACGGCATTTGGAAAACAATGTAATTTGTTTGAAGCAATTGCCGGAGTAAGTGTTACAAGATATGGAACTGTAGGAAGTGGAGAATATATTGATATTATCCGAGGTATAGATTGGTTGGAAGCAAAAATACAAGAAAAGGTTTTTAATTCATTTTTGAATAATGAAAAAATTCCTTTTATAGATGCGGGTATTCAATCTATAGTGAGTCAGATTTCAGCAGCCCTTCAAGAAGCAGCCGATGTGGGACTGATTATAGGAGCAGAAGATGAAGAAAACGGATATACAGTTAGTGCTTCATTAGCATCTGCTGTTTCTGCCACAAATAAATTGGCAAGGAATCTTCCCGGAATAACTTTCAGAGCGACTTTACAGGGAGCAATAAACAAAACTACAATCAATGGATTTGTAGGATTATAAAAATAAAGGAAAGGAGAAAAAATAATGGGAGCAGTAAAAACATATGATCCTAAAAGTATTATTGTAATATATGGTGGAGTACCTATTACCGGATTTGCGGATGGTACTTTTGTATCTGTTTCTCCAGCCGGGGATAGGTATGGAAAAGGAGTTGGCGCAGACGGGGAAGTATCACGAAGTAAAAGCAATGACAATACTTCTGAAGTAACTTTGACTCTGATGCAGACTTCTATATCCAATGATTATTTATCCGGGGTTTTAAATTTGGATAAATTATCTAATGATGGGAAATTACCATTGATGATTAAAGACATGTTAGGAACTACTTTACTTGCCTGGTCTCAAGCTTGGATAAAAACTCCTCCAGTATTAGATGAGGGGAAAGAAACAGGAGAAAGAGCTTGGGTATTAGATACCGGGCAAATTGATATTGAAAACTTTGGAGGTAATTTCTAATGATATTAAATCAAGATTCAGAAAGAGAAAATAAGTTCATACCAAAAAAAATAGAAATAGCAGGGATGGAATTTGCAATTCATCCCTTTTCTGCTATAGAAGCCTTAAAACTCAAAGCCACATTGCTTAAAAAATTAGCTCCGGCTGCTGGGCATTTATTTGGAAGTATTGACAATATAGAAAAAGGAAAAAATTTATTAGATAATAAAATAAATGGGGATAGTATTGCTCAAGCTTTAGAGTCTTTATTTTTGGAATTGGGGGAAGAGGAATTTTTGTCTCTTATTAAAAGATTCTTAAAAAACACCATTGCTGTTATTCCGACTAAAGGAACTATCCAATTGAATACGGAACAGGGAATAAATAAAATATTTCAAGGCAAGATTTTTTCTATATACCCTTTAATTTTTGAAGTATTAAAAGTAAACTACCCGGATTTTTTTTTAATGGTCGGGGGTTTTGGCAACCAACTAAAAACTTTTATCGGCAAGTACACAAACGAAAATATAGAGCCGACTTTGAAAAAATAGGAGAAGTTGGAAAGGTTTCTTCAGAAATTGAAAATGAGTTTCTTCTCTGGAGAATATGGTTGGCCAAAGGGATAAGTCTTCATGAATTAAAACATGAATGGACTTATCCCGATCTTTTGAAGGCCAATGCCCTTTTAGATATGGAGGAAGATTATAAAAATGTTTATAATGGTTTTATAGAATCAAATAGAGGAAAGAAATAAAATGGTAGTAAGGTCTTTACTTACATTACTTGGATTTCAGTCAGATGATAAAGGACTCAATAAATATGGAAATGCTTTAAAAAAAGTAATGGACATTGGAAAAATGGCAGTACTTGGTATAAGTGTTTTGGGTGGAATAGCTCTCAAAACAGCCGGAGATATGGAACAAGTTCAAATTGCTTTTGAAACCATGTTAGGATCTGCTGAGGCTGCTAATGACCTCATAGAAGATATTACAAAATTTGCTGCTACTACTCCTTTTGAATTAACTGGGTTGGTAAAATCATCTAAACAACTTCTTGCTTTTGGATTTGCTGCTGAGGAAATAATTCCAACTATGACCACTATGGGGAATATCGCTGCTGGAGTAGGAAAAGACAAATTGCCAACTATTGTAGCAGCATTGGGAAAAATCCGGGCAAAGGGAAAAGCATCTATGGAAGAGCTTAATATGATGTTGGAAGCCGGGGTGCCTATATTAGATGAGTTAGCAAAAAATTATGGGGTAACTACTCAAGAACTTTTTAAAATGGTTAGTGCTGGGAAAGTTTCTTTTAAAGAAGTAAATCAAGCACTAACCAATATGGGGACCGGGACAGGAAGATTTGCGGGACTCATGGAAAAACAATCAAAAAGTTTTTTAGGTATTTTATCCAATATAGGGGATTTCTTCACTAATTTTATGAATGCAGTAGGTCAAGAATTATTACCAATCGGAAAAGAATTGGGAAGAGCTTTTTTAGACTTTTTAGCGGCTTCTCAGGGAATAATGAAATCTGGACTGGTTGATTTGTTTAAAGGTTTAGCTTATGTTGTGGTTTTTGTAATTCGTTTTATTCAAAGGCTTATAGAACATTTAGGGGGATTGGAAAAATTAACCTCTGGGTTTATGAATATTTTAAAAACCATAGGAAGGGTTTTACTTACTGTAGGAAAAATAGCAGGAAAAGTTTTGTTATTTGTTATTGATTTAGTAAATGATGTTGTTAATTTTTTTGGTGGGTGGGAAAAAGTACTGGAAGTACTCCTTCCTATAATAATAGGGATAATAGCCGCAATTCAACTTTGGGGAGTAGTTCAAGCAATTTTACATTTTATCATGTCTTTAAATCCTATTACTTTAATTATAATAGCAATTTTTGCTTTAATTGTAGCAATAAAATTACTTATAGATAATTGGGATGCTGTTATTACTTTTTTAAAAGGTTTATGGGAAGGATTTGCAGGATTTTTTGTTGATCTCTGGATGGGGTCAATCAATTTTTTAAAAAAAGCAGGAGAAGTAATGATGAAATTATGGAGTGCTTTTGCTGATTGGATAGGAAAGGTTTGGGAGGGGATCTCCACCAACATATTAGGGATTTGGGATGGAATAGTGGCAGGAATAAAATCAGTCTGGGAAGGAACTGTGAAATTTATTACCGGACTTTGGGAAGGGCTTATGACTTTCATAAATGGTGTAGCAGACGTAGCAGCAGGAGTGGGGGATTTTTTTGGAGGTTTATTCGGAGGAGGAAAAGCAAAACCTACAATGGAAAATAAAACATCGGGTTCATCTTCTTCTAATATGAATAATTTTGATGTAAGGAGTAAAATAAATGTGAACCTTCCCCCGGGAACTACAGAAGAGCAAGCAAAAGAAATGGAATTCAGAATGAAAAAAATAATAACCGATCAATGGGGAACGGTAATGGGAGAAGTGACTGCAAATAGTCCAAAATAAATATGGCAGAGCAAGCAAGACTAATATTTAAAACTAACACAGAAAAAAAGATTGGGAGCTTAGTAATAGATGCTTTTATTTCAGAAACTCATAGTCGATCTAATGCTATATCAGTATACCCTGTAGAAAATGGTTCTGATATTTCAGACCATATTCAAGAGCAACCAAAAAGTCTATCAGTAACAGGTATGATTTCCCCGGTAAAAGATGGGTCAAATATTGTTTCCTCCTTTCTTGAATTAGATAAAATAATGAAGAGTAAAGAGGTTTTGACTGTAGTATCAGGATTGAAAGTATATACTAATATGATTATAACTTCATTAGTAATTCCCCGGACAGCTCAAAACGGAGCTTCTTTAAATTTTTCAGCTACTATGAATGAAATAAGGGTGGTCTCTTCTCAAGCGGTAACAATCCCCAATTCTCAAATTTCTGATGCCGATGAAGTAACAAATAAGCAAGCCCAAGCAAAACAAAATGCGGGAAAAGTAACAAACGGGCAAACTCAAAAAATAGCAGAAGGTTCTAATTTTTTAGACCAAATTGATGCTCAAATAGATGAAATATTTGGGGTGGTGAAAAAATGATAACTATTCCAACTTTCCAAGACAGAAGTTCCAGGTATGAATTTGATATTGAATTGGCGAGGGATATATGGCATTTACTTTTTTCTTGGAATGCCAGAGAAGAAGCTTGGTACATGGATATCCAGGACCAAGATCAAAATAATATTTTATTAGGAATTAAAATAGTCCCAAATTATTTATTATTAAATCAATATAAATCCTATGCTTTACCGGAAGGGGAATTTATCTGTTGGGATTTACAACAAACTCCTGAAACCGGGACTTTGGATTTTGATAGTTTTGGTAAAAGATATCAATTATTATTTTTTTCAAATGAGGAATTATAAATGGCACTGAATAGAATAATTGAAGTTTCTATTGGCCCCGAAGGGGAAACCGGAACTTTGATCAAAGATTTACATATGAACTTCTCAGTTGAAAAATCAGATAAAGAATCTGCAAATAAATTAGTTCTTCAAATCTATAATGTAAGTTTAAATACTTCTGAAAAAATAGCTAAAGCAAGAAATAAAATTATTTTAAAAGCTGGATATTCAGATGAAGGGGTTGTTAATTTATTTTTCGGAGATATAACAAAAACCACGGATAAAAAGGAAGGAGTAAATAGAATATTAGAAATAGAAGCCTATGATGGGCAAACTAATATTCAAAATAAAGACATTTCTATTTCTTATACGGGGGGAACTTCTAAACAAAAAATATTTCAGGATTTGGTATATGCTTTTGGACTTCCTTTAATGAACCCTAAAACTCAAATATCTGGTTCTTTTGCTAATGGATGGGCTTTTATTGGAAAAGTAAAAGAGGGATTAACAGAAATTCTATCTCCATTAAATAAATCCTGGACTATTCAAAATCAGCAATTAGTAATTATATCTCCGGGAGAAGTTGTTCAAAGAAGCGGTTTAAAAATATCTCCTAAAACCGGATTGATCGGAACTCCTGAAGCTCTAAGTGATCAAGATGAGAAACAAACAGAAAATAAAGAAGTTCCAAAAAGATGGAAAATTAAAAGCCTTCTATATCCTCAACTTTTCCCAGGATCTGAAATACAAATTAAATCCAGTATTGTAAATGGGACTTTTAAAATAGAGTCTCTTAATTTTTCCGGGGATAATTATGAAGGTGATTTTGTTTGTGAATTAGAGGTGGTGCAAATATGAGATTAAAAATGCCCGATGTATTAAAAATAGCTTTTCAATCTTTTACAAGCAATGTCCACACTTGTATTCCCGGAACTATTGAAACTTATGACCCTATAAAAAAGAAAGTAAGTGTGAAACCGGGAATAAAAAAAGAATTAGATACAGGATCTATTTCTTATCCGGTTATTACAGATGTTCCAGTGATGTTTCCTTGTACAAAAGATTCAATTATAACTTTTCCTCTTAAAAAAGGGGATGGTTGTTTAATTTTATTTTCTGAAGTTTGCTTGGAAAGATATCTATCTGCTACCGGAGAGGAGGTTGAAGCAGGGGATAAAAGAAAATTTGCTTTGTCAGATGCTATTTGTATTCCCGGATTATTTCCTTTTGGTTCTCCTGGAGCAGTCGGGGATGGAATTAATTTACAAGTGAAATATAAAAATTATGAAGTATCTATTGGAGAATTAGGAATCACATTAAAAACCGGGGATGCTTCAGGGTGGCAACCCAATATATTAACAACAGATCCCATGACTGGAATTCCTCATGGAGGAATTACGGGTGGGATTATTAAATTGAAAGGGGCATAATATGTCAGCAGCGAGTGATGCACTTGGATTGGCTTGGTATAATGAGATGGTAGATTATATTGCCTCTTTAAGTGAATCGGAGAGAAAAAATATATCAAATGCTCAAAGACTGCAAATGTATAAGGAAATGGCAAAACCTTTTTTTGATATTTTGACACCCTCTGGTTCAGTTATTATGCACGGAGGATCTTCTGCTCCATCCGGGTACCTTCTTTGTGATGGCGCTGCTGTTAGTCGTACAATCTATGCGAATTTATTTGCTATTATCGGAACCACTTTCGGACCTGGTAACGGTTCCACTACTTTTAACCTTCCGGATTTTCGGGGGATATTTCCTAGGGGAGCCGGAACAAACGAAACTCTCGGGAGTGTAGGGGGTAGTGTTGGAGATTATCAGGATTTTGCTATTGAAAATATAGTTGGTCAATTCTCGTTAAGAACCCCATCCACATATAATATAGTCCCAGGAGCTACCGGAGTTTTTGTTTCTGTCCAAGGTGGGAATAGTCCAACATCTACATCTAATGCTATTACAAGACCCGTAGATATAGTTAATTTTAACGCATCCAGAGCTGTCAATACCGACACTGAAACCAGACCAGCTAATTTAAGTATAAATTTCATTATTAAAATATAAGAAGGAAAAATGAAAGATTTTTTATTAACAGAAAACACAAATAACTTATCTTTAATAAATAGAGATTTTTCTTTTACTGAAAATAATTCTTCTTTTTTAGCTCAAAAATTAAAAATAAGATTAAGCTTTTTTTTAGGAGAATGGTATTTAAATGTTTTAAAAGGAATACCTTATTTTGAAGAAATTTTAATAAAAAACCCAGATCTTAATTATATAGAAGATTTATTAAAAACTGAAATAATCACCACTCCCGGAGTAGACACTTTGGAAAGTTTTAATTTAACTTATGAAAATTCTACCAGGGAACTTTTAATTGAATTTTCAGTAAAAACTTTAGAGGGAGAAATAATTGCAATTACTATATAGGGGAAAATTATGGCTTATGGAATAACTTTAGAAGGGTTTGTGATTAAAGATTTACAAACAATCAAATCAGAATTAGAAGTAGATTTCAAAAACTCATATGGAAATGACTTGGATGTATCGGAAGATTCCGTAGCCGGGCAATTGATTGGAAATCTATCTAAAAAGTTTTCTAATCAATGGGAATTATTACAAGCTATTTATGAAAGTTTCAATCCCGATAATTCAGAGGGGAAAAGTCTGGATGGGGCTGCTGCTATGGTAGGAGTGAAAAGATTGTCTGCTACATCTTCTAATGTAACAGAAGCACTTTATGGGACTTTGGGCACTGTAATTCCTATCGGTCATTTAATCAGGCAAACAGAAACGAATGAAAATTTTGCATTAGAAACTGCCGTCACTCTATCTTTAGATAGCTTGATTGATGTTGATATTTCAGTTTCTACAGTTTTGGATACAACTTTATATACAATCACAATAAATGGAACTGCTTATACATTTACTTCCGATGGAACTGCTACGGAAGAGGAAATCATTGCCGGATTAAAAGTTGCTGTGGATTTAGGATCAGAGCCAATTACATTTACAGATAATTTAGACGGCACGGCAAACATCCAAGCTGATGATGGAATTGAAGCCTTTTCCTTATCAGTAGATGTTAATTTACAGATTGATGTCCTTGCTTCTCCTGGAAAATATTTGGCTGTGAATACCGGAGCTTTAACAGTTCCGGCAAACACTCTTACTATAATAGTCAACCCAATTTCAGGATTAGATGAAGTTAATAATATTGCTGCTGGATTCTCCGGGAGAGAAGTTGAAACTGATGAAGAATTAAGAATTAGAAGAAGGGAACTTCTTACAGCTATCGGAGCAGCTACGGATGAAGCAATTCGTGCAGCTTTACTTCAAGAAGTTGATGGAGTTACTTCTGTTTTGGTCGTTTCTAATAGAATAGATGCAGTTGATGGAGAAGGTAGACCTGCTCATTCATTTGAAGCAATTATTTCAGGAGGAGATAATCAAGGTATAGCAGATAAAATATGGGAAAAACAACCATCAGGCATTCAATCTTATGGGGGTGAAAGTGAAACTGTTGTAGACTCTACGGGAAATAATCAAACAGTGAAATTTTCCAGACCGACAAATGTGTATATATGGTTGGATATTGATTATAGTCTGAATTCAGAGGAAAGTTTTCCAACAAATGGAGAGAGTTTAATCAAAGCCGCAATTGTAGAGTATGCTACTACTTATATACAAACCGGGGATGACGTAATTTATCAGAGATTATCTATTCCAATATATTCTATTCCCGGTATAAGTACAATATATGTTGAATTAGCAGTTAGTGCGGCGGCAATAGGTCCGGCAGGAGCGTATTCAGAAGCAAATATTGTAATAGCTTCAAATGAAATAGCCATATTTAATGTGGACAGAATTGTATTAACTTTAGTATAAGGAAAGATATGAGTATTGAAGGAAAAGAAATAACTAATTATTTCCAATTCAATAAAAACCCTTGGTTGATTGAATTTTTTAAAGAGTCAAATATAATACCAATTTTAGAATCTTCCGATCGACAATTTGAGGATTTAGAAAATGCTTTGTTTACCATGTTATTATATGTTTGGTTGGATGATGCTGTTGGGGAACAATTAGATGTAGTAGGAAAACATATTGGAGTTATTCGGAACGGGAGAAATGATGAAACTTATAGGACTATAATTAGAGCTCAAATACAAATCAATATTTCTTCCGGGGAGCCGGAAGCTTTAATCTCAGCTATCCGGGTTTTATTCGATACAAATATAATTGAATATCATCCCATGTATCCCGCAAAAGTAAGGATATGGGTTGGAGGAAATTTCCCAATTACTGATAGTTATGAATTGGTAGATGATTTGGGAAATAATATTGTAGATGATTTAGGAAATCTTATTATATTGGAAGTGGAGAATTTAACATCTTTATCTTTTCTTTTAGGTTTAATTCCTTCCGGGGTAGGATTACTATTTTCAGATTTTATTATTGACGATATAGGAAATTTTATTATAACAGATGATGGTTCTTACATAGTAAGTACCTTTTTTATAGAATAATTAGGAGGAAATTATGGGAACAAAAACATTAGGAGATTTGCCAGTTGCCGCATCTGTAGCAAATGCGGATATATCACACGTTTTTCAAGGTTCAGTGAGTAAAAGTATCACCATGAATCTATTAGCAGAGTTTGTAAGCCGGAATTCTGATTGGGCCGATGTAATTAGTACAGTTATTGCTGATGTAGATTATGCGGCAGCGGACCTGGAGCAGGATCATAAATTATTTGTAAATCCCACAGCCGGAGATATTACCCTTGGGTTGTTTAACGGTTCAACCAGGGACGGAGCTATGGTACTTATTCAAGTTGTAGGAGTAGGAAATTCGGTATATGTGGAAGCAGTTACTACTGGAGTGACTTCTCATACTTTGCTTGCCGGGGATACTATGATGTTAATTTGGGATGATACGAATTCTGAATGGTTGGTGTTATCCAATATAAGTGCTTTTATGAAAACTCTATTGAATGACGTGAATGCATTGGAAGCAAGAGCTACATTAGGGGTATCACCCCCCGGAGTAATAAGCCCCTACGCAGGATCCTCAGCCCCTTCCGGGTACCTTCTTTGTGATGGTGCCGAAGTAAGCCGAACAACCTACGCCGATCTATTCGCAGTTATAAGTACGACATTTGGAGTTGGAGATGGGTCAACAACTTTTAATCTTCCGGATATGAGAGGAATATTCCCAAGGGGGGCCGGGACAAACGGAACTCTTGGAAGTGTAGGAGGTAGTGTTGGAGATTATCAGGATTTTGCTATTGAAAATATTACGGGTAATTTTACCGCTAAAGCAACTTCTATAGGTGGCGATATAGTTGCAGGTGATTCAAGTCTTTTTGCCGGGTCGGCAGATACAGTTAGCACTTTTAGTGTTACTCATAATGTAGCTTCTGAATCAAGAACCAAGATTACTTTCAACGCCTCCACCGTGGTCAAGACTGATGATGAAACCAGACCAGCAAATCTGTCATTAAATTATATTATAAAAATATAAGAGGAGCAATATGTGCATGAATAAAAATGGTAAAATAGAAGTATCTGAAAATGATTTAAAAAAAATAATGAAAGTTGTTAATACTCTTTCAGAAGGTAATATCCAGATAATTAAACTTGAAGCAAATCAAGCAAATATTAATCAAAAATTAGAGCAAGAAATAAAAGATAGAAAAGAAGATACTGGAGAGGTCAAAAATAATTATATTGCAAGATTTGAGAAAATAGATAATACGTTAAATATTATTTTTAACCGGATGAATGCTTTTTATTTTTGGCTTTTTACTTCCTTATTTGGGACTATAATATTTGCGATAATTGCTAAAATAATGAAATGGATTTAAAAATGAGTAAAAAGAACATAAGCCGGAAAATAATGGTATTTATTATCAATACTATAATATTTGTAGGAATGTCTTTATTGGTTTTATTTTATGCTAAAGACATATTCCCTCAAGTAATATCCGGACTTGTTTGGGCGCAAATTGTTAATTCGGGGATTATAATTGGGGGGAATAGTTTTGATAAATTAACTATTTCTCAAAATTTTAAACCAGAATTATATAATAAAAGGGAGGAGTAAATGAAATGGAAAGAAAAACTTTTAATATGGTTATTTATTGCGGGATTGTTGTTGTGTTGTGCTTACTTTGCACATGCGGATGGTGGTTATATTTCAATACTTCAGGAAAATTATCTGAAGCTACAGACAGACTTCGAGATGCTACAATTACAATACAACGACTTACTATCATCAATAATGAATTTGCTAAAATATCCCGGCTTGATCGAATCTCTTATAAAACAATCAGAAGAGAACTTAAACAATCAAGAAAAATCATTGAATATTATAGAAAAAGAGACAGAGACCTTGGAAGCATCAACAACGAAGGAAGAAAAGCTATTGAAAGAGTCATCAACTTTGCTACCAAGTTTGGAGGAGGATTTAATCTGCTCTATCAAAATTATAAAACACTTGGAGAAATTTCAAATCCTTAAAGAAATCGGGATTGGGGTTGGTTGTTTTATAATAGGGGTAGGGACTGGGATTTTATTATTTAAATTATTATAATTGGTACTGGACTTATGTCCATAATTCCTTTCTTTCTTGGCCGGGAAGAGTAAAATCTTTCCGGTTTTTTATTCCTCTTTCTTAAACTTCATTTAAACCCCTAATTCTTTTAACGAGGATCGCCGCTATGACACTTTATAGGCCATATTAGTATATTCCTATCAATAAATTTTAAAGGGTTATTTTTATATAAAATGATGTAACTCCTTATAAGATAAGGAGTTAGCAAAGAGAAAGTATAAAAATCTAATTTAGGATAAAATAAGGCTATTTCTAATTCCTTTTAGCATAAGGAGTTACGAAAATGACCTTTTTAAAATTATAGTAAAGTACTTTACTTTTTTATAACCTTGCGTGTCTCTACGGCGATCCTCGAAGCTTGTTTTTTAAACTTTTTTTAATTATTTATTATTTATTTTTAAAAAAGTACTTTACTTTTATTAAAAAAGGTAGTATATTAGTATTAGAGGTTAAGAGAAAAACCTTATAAACTATTTTATGGAGGATTGAGATTATGAAAGCAATAATTGAGTTTATTATAGGTTTGATTCCCGAATCTTGGACTACATCAAAGTTAATGTATTGGTGGGGATGTCCTGGAAATGATGAGTTTTGTCAGCATATTACTTTTTTCGGTG